TATCTACCATATCTGGATATCCTATCACTATATCATTAGCTCCGTCTACCCTCAACACTTTAAAATAGGGAGTTACTTTTAACTTAGCATCTATTTCCATAGATGTTTTATTAGCATTATATATATCCGTAAGGTCTGGAACAGTAGGCTCTGGGTCTTCTAAATTCCATGAATGGATATAAGTATTCCCAGCACTATCAACCTTAAGAATAACATCCTTCTTAAAATCTATCTTTCTCCCAAGTTTCTTTTCTATACTAGAAGCAAAATCCATTATAAGCCTCTCCCTTCCACAGTTAATATCTCTAATCTATAATCTGTTAAGCTCAGAGTGCTAAGACTACTGTTATAAACTTCCACTGCAAGAGTATCTCCCTTAGTTAATCTGGTTATAACATTACAGGAGGTTAATAAATCTTCCGTAGAGAGTAACCCCGCCATAGAGACATTAGTATCAAAATCTATTATGGCACCATTCTTTCTTACCGTTACTTCAAACTTATAATTACTAGAAACATTATTTAAAGTTCCCACAAAGTTCACAGCTACAAATTGTACCTTCTTAGAAGTAAAAGTATTAGTTACAAACTCTACATCTTTATCTTCTACTTCAGTAAAATTGACAGAAGTGAATACCCTTGATTGAATACTCTGAGAAGTTCCTGTAGCATAAACATAAGAGTCTGGATAATTAGACCACAGGGTATGGTCGAGAGTATTCCATAGGTCAAGTAACTGTTGGTAGGTAGGCTTAGTGGGAGAAACTATATTCCATTCCTCTATACAAAATCCATCTGGGTCTGAGTCTCCATCCCAATCTTGACAGATTATAACTTCTGAATTATAATCTACCTCCCTGCCAACATAAGCATCTACTGCTTCTCTATAATTAAAACTCATTAATATATTTCCTACCTTAATTTAATAATACTAAGTATTTGATTTCCATCCAAGTTTCTATTGTTACTGCCATCAGTATGTCTAGCATAAATTTCTAAAGTATCATTTGCAACAACATCTATCGGAAAAGATATATTAACACATACTAATCCTCCAGTAGCTCCTCCTCCGCTATTTTCTAAAGCGTGTATATAAGTACTGCCATTCTTATAAATGTAAAGATACAACAATCTATCATTACCAAAACCAGTTCCAGAAAAGGAAGCAGATACTAATACCGTTTGGGTGGATAAGCTAGTGAAAGTACTGCTTGAAAATTCAGATAAAGTATCCGTTACTTCAGTTGGAAATAATACTTTAGTGTATACTCCTCCTTGAATAGCTTGGGTAGACGTATTCTTTACAAGTACTTTAGATGCTGGAAGAGAATCTATACTAGACCAACTTGTATCAGTTCCGTCCGTTGTAAGAATCTTAGAAGTGTTCCCAGTTTGAGATGGTAGTAAATTGTTCAAAGAAGTATTTTTATTGGATACATCATTGAGATTATTACCTCCAAGAAGTATCTTAGAAAAAACTCCTCCAAAGTTTTTCCCTTCCAAGGTTCCACTATTACTTTGAATAGTTACCTTGTTACTAGACTTACCTAATGAAAATATGCTTCTCAGAGTGCCTTCTATATTTAGAAAGTCGCTCATGTAATCTCCTTTTTATATATGTTTATATTAAATACTATTTTTACATACTAATATTATTTTATCACAAGTTAAGATGAATGTCAATAGTCTAGTTGAAAATATCTGTATCTTCAATCATAGTGTCTATCTTACCACATGTATCAAGACCTTCTTCATATACTACTGTATCTAACAGTCCCACAGTAAACCTAGAAGTATCTTTAAATAACAATTTATATCTTCCCGATAACTTTGAAGCTAGTTTATATAATCTTTTTAATTCTAATTCATATTTATCTTTAGACATATAATTCCCCTTTTATCAGTCCAAATAACTCCATCTAAAACCCCCACATGTTTTCCTTTTCCCTTTACATACTTTAACTATGCTTGTGATATCTAAATTATAGAAAAGAGATGCTTCCGTAATATTATTAAAAACAACATTAGTATCTAAGTTAATAACCTTCTTGGAAGTTCTTCCCTTACTCTTCTCCCCTATTTTCCTTTTGTGCTCCTCTGAGAGCTTCTTTCCTATGTTAGCTTGTCTAGTTTTCTCTATAGATTCAGGAGACATCTTCTTTCCTAGGTTTCCTAATCTAATCTTTTCTTTATGCTCCTCAGATAACTTTCTACCAAGTGTATGAGTATTTCCTAAGTTAGCTTGTCTTATCTTTTCTTTATGTTCCTCAGATAACTTATTACCCAGAGCATATTTATTTCTCTTACTCTTCTCCCCTATTTTCCTTTTATGTTCTTCAGACAATACATGTCCCAAGGTATGAGTATTCCCTTTTAACTTCTCACTCATTTTCTTCTTAGTTTCTTCCGATAGTATTTTACCCAAATTAGCTTGTCTTAATTTTTCTTTAGTTTCTTCCGATAGTATTTTACCCAAATTAGCTTGTCTAGTTTTCTCTATAGATTCAGGAGACATCTTCTTTCCTAGGTTTCCTAATCTAATCTTTTCTATAACATCTTGTGGAAGCTTCCTTCCCCTCAAAGCTATACTGTTTGCTCTGCCGATTCTTATTCTAGTTTCCTTAGATAATTTTATTCCCAGATTACTTCCTGCTGTAGGATTGAAATTATAACAATCTTCTCCAAAAAATAAATCTAACCAATGCTGTTCTCTTTCTAACAGTTTCTTTTTAACTTCTTCCAAGCTCTCTAACTTTTCTACATACTCTATAATTTCCCATTTGAAGTTTTCTCCCCCATGTAAATTATACGCATATTGTAAATATCTATTAGTATGGTTATTTTTAGAGAGTAAGTAAAAATGCTGTCTCTTACGATTATCTAAATTTACTGAACTTCCGATATATACTTTATTATTCCCTCTATTAGTTATTTTATAGATACCTGCTTTTTTCATTATACTTGTTCCTCAATGTATTTATATATCTATAATATAAATACAAGCGTTATTATATGTCAATTCCTTTTCTAATAGGCACAGTATTCAAAACAGCTCCGCAATTGGGACAGTAATTAGACCTGAACTCAAAACTTCTCTTACAAGTAGAACATGTCTTCTCGAAATAGTGCTTAACACAACGTAAGTCCGTCATAAGGTCTGCTATATCTTTAACTTTATCATACAGTGGTTCAGACCACATCCTCCCAGTTAGAACTATTTCTAGGTCTGGTCTTTCCTCCTTCATAGTTCTTATGAACTCAAAGAAAGTTTTCTGAGATATCAATGATAGGTTTAGAGCTCCTAGTATCTCATCCAACACTAACATGTTGTAAGGTTCAAAGTATTCTTCTATGTGGTCTTGTGCTATTATATTCTTCTTAGTCTTACCAGTGTTTATATCATCTACCATAGAGAGCCAAGCCTCTCTTACAAGTACTTTATCCTCTTCATCTTTATTATGTTCCAGTATTACTTTATAGGGAACAGTATCGTGAGATTGTATAATAGTTATATTATTCTTAAACATCCTGCAAGATTTAAGTTCTCCGTAAACCCTATCCACTGAGGAGTCCCCCTTCATGAATTGAGTTATCAAAACATTCCAGTCCTGACCCATAGCTCTCATCACTAAACCAAATGCACTTGTAGTCTTTCCTTTACCACTCCCAGTGTACACTTGTATCAAACCTGATTTATTTATCATTAATCTTTCGACTTCTTTCTTTTCTCTAAACTTTTTTGCATACTTTTAATTCTAGGGTTAGCTTCAAACAACTCACAGAAATCCTGAGTTGGAATCTTTTCCCTAATAGGAATACAATATTCTCCCAACTGGAGTGCGGATATCAAAGGACACTTAGCTAAGTGTTTACAGAATCTACACTTGTCTTCATCATCGAAGAATACTATGGGACCTCCATTACCCTCATCATAACTTAGGTACATAGAACCTCCTTTAATATTTATAGATTAAATCTGCATTCCTTCATCCAAGTCTACCATGACTACTCCATGATATACAATCAGAGATTTAGGATTGTCCCCTAAGATACCAGCGTAATCTTGTAATCTATCTGTACTAACTTTTCTTAATAACCATATATAAAAACATAAAGGCATACATAATAATATGAATGTCTTAAGCTTTAATAAAAAATTCTTTAACTTATTCATACTTAGTTTTAATCTCCTCTATTAATTTCTCTAACTTAATTCTTGTCAGAGATTCTTTCTTTAATCTTTTAGCTATGCCTTCTATGTTCTTAATTATGTTTAAGAACAATAGCATATTATTGTTTATTGGTTTCTTATTACATAATACATCAAGGAAAGCATCAGTTAAATAATAATGTTTCTTTCCTCCCCTACTGATAAATATCTTATTGTAATCATCTAACTTTAACATATACCCATCTGGTAATATTATATGGGGTATCTCTCCTCGTCTCAAGGCTCTCAAATCCTTACGGTTTATCATCTTCATCCTGCTCCAATTTTAGTCTAATAAGAATCAACGCTTCTTCTTCATCTATCTCTTCAAATGAATTAGCCTTCTTCCAATTGGATTTAAAATAACAGAGCCAGTCTATCTGATGCCTACAAAAGATATTCCTCTTGGGGATATAAAACAGGTGCTCCTCGTAATCTATCTCCCCTAACAGATTAACATCTTCATCCAGCAGGTATGATTTACCCACTTTAATTTCTTCTAGGATTTCTTCAGGATTTAAAACCATTCGTCTCTCCCACTTAACAAGATATCTTAAAACTTAATGTTCTTTATAAATCATTTCATAAAAGTCATCTATCTCTTTATCATAATCCGTTTCTTTGATTAGTTCTAAACATTTATTGAATAGATTTACTTTATCTATTCTTATTGTTAAAAGGTGCATGAAGAAACCCAACTTCGATTCATCTGCTGAAAAGATTGTTTCCATCTTAAAGTTCTCTAGGTTACTGGGTTCTTTTCTGGTAACATGAACCGATGTTCTACTATGCCATCTTAACACTTCAAAGCTGATATTCAACTCCTCACAAAGTTCAATAGCATAGTAGTATTCATATTCATCATCTAAACATAGAACTGTTTCTTTTATCATAGTATCCCTTTAGACAACTTAGTACTCTGATTATATCATCTATCGATATAAATGTCAATATCCTTTTTTAGAATCGTAGTCCCAATTGTTCATGTACCAATTTTAAATATTCCATAGAAGCTTCAGGAGTTTCCAACTCTTGAAGAATCTTAAGGGTACTTATACTTTCAGAAGGATTCCTCTTCTTAAAATTAGATATCAAATTGTCTAAGTTAGATAAATCACAAATCTTATTAATAACTCTATCCATATTATTATATGCTTCAGGAACAAACACTTCCTTAGCAGGAGTTACCTTTAGCTGATTCAAGGATACAATACCCTTGTCAATAACAGCATAGGTTATAATATCTCTAACTAGATTATATCCATCGGCAGTGTTCCTCATGAAGGAACCCATACGATAGACATTAGTAGTTTCAGTTACTATAGTTGAGTACGGAGAATGGTCGTGTCCTAAGAAGACATACTGATAACTCTTTAAGTTACCCATAGATAAACTTTCTTTAGGGGCTAAGTTATTATCTAAATAGAAATGTCCCAATAATATATTTGATTTTTTCTCGGGAAGTTTTAACTCTGGAACCACGGAAGCCACATCATAAGATACACCTTCTAATTCAAAAGATTCTAAATGTAAATCTATAACATCGGAGTTCATTAGAGTTCCCATGTCTGTCTTATCTAAGTTAAGAGTTCTATAGGAAGCATCATGGTTCCCTAATATAGAGTGTAATCTTCCCTTATAAGGTTTTAATCTTTTAATTAATTTATTACAGTATTCTGTAGACACTGAAGAGCTATGAAATAAATCTCCAAGTATTATTACATACTTATATAATTTTAATATGGATTCTAATTTATCTATACAAGTAGTAGGGTAGTCATCCATTCTACTTTTTGGTTTAGTGTCGGAGGCATGAAGGTCTCCTATTATAGCTGTCGCCATTATTCCTCCATTAAATCTTTTACGCTGTTGGTTATCTCTGTTATGGTTGCTCTAAATAGATATCTTCTCTTTTTATTTACTTTGTTATAACTATGTAAATAATTAAGTTCTATCCATAAAGAATCTAATAACTCTAAATTACTTGGATTAAATAAAAATTTATTACAGTATTCAACTATCTCTATTAACTGTTGCCTATCTGATAAACATAATTCTTCAAAGTAAGTTTCATTTAAACTGGATAACTTTTCTTTGATACAAATTATCTTGTGCCTGTAATCAAGCATTAGGAACCTCTTCAACTCTCCCATCGCTAATCCTATAAATCTTATTAGCATACATCAGAAACCTAGGGTCGTGAGTTACTATCGATATTCTTAATCCTTTCTCTTGACAGATTCTACCTAGAAAAGTAAAAAAATTAGGAAGATACTCAGTAGAGATATAAGAATACTTTTCATCTACTTCTAAAAATTCTTTACCCTTATTCACTAATGCAAAGATATTAAGTATAGCGGAGATGACAGACCTAACCCCGTTGCCACATCCGTTCTTGAGAGATACTTCAAAATCATTATCTAAGTCTTTGAGTTTAAAAGACAATCCTTTGGTTCCTCTTTTATCTTCTAGCTCTATTGCTATCTCATAACTCTTATCATAGAATATAAATCTAAGAGCGGAATTTATAAGCTCCTTCAAGAATCCTATGCTTTTATCATATAGAATATCCTGACTCTTCTTGTAATAGATAGCAGATTCTCTAATTGTTTCTAAGTCCCTACTTTCTTCTTCTATCTCTTTTTTGGTTGAAAAGATATTACTTTCTATATTACTTACTCGAGATTTAAGAGACCCGTACCTTCTAACTCTATAATCGAGAGACAGTAAAATATTGTCATCCATATTAAATATTATCCTCTATCTCTCTGAGTTGGGGTTCAGAAGAGTTCATGTAGTTCTGAACTTGGTCTAAGAAGGATTCTACTTCTGGTTTCCTACTATCCCTAAGTGCTACCACTTTCTTCCAATCCTTCAAATCTTCAAAATTATATTTCTTTACTAAACTACTTGCTTCTTTAACTTTCATATTCTTTACAGCTTCTATTTTAGATTGTCTTAATTGAAAAGCTTCGTAGTTCTTTTTAATAGCTTCTGCTTCTCTGATATCCATCTATACTTTCTCCTTTATAGTTTGTCCACATAACGGGCAGGTATCCATAGAATCTAACTGTTCCTTTAGTTCTACCAAGTTCTTTTTAACTTCTTTCTCTTCATCAGATATATCTTTAACTTCTTTTAGAATACTAATTAAATTTTCACAATCCCTATCGAGTTCTTGATATTGTTTCACAATATTAAAATCAAACTTAGGGTCTTCTGGAATATCTATGGACAAAGATTTATTTAAATCTACCAGCTTGTTAGCATCTTTATCTAGCTCGGTATAACTATTAACAATATTGAAATCGAACTCTTTATGAAGTATTTCTTTATTCACTATTGACATACAATCTTCTAAGACTTTAACATTTTTATCTAGCTCGGTATAACTATTAACAATATTGAAATCGAACTCTTTTCTTTCAATCTTAGATATGTCAGATATAATTCTAAGACATGATACAATACTATTACAATCATTGTCCAGTCCTTTGTATTCCTGAAGCATGAATTGTAACTTATCCCTCATAGTCAATAAGTCTTCCTCACTATAAGAGTTTATGAAAGAGTTTATCTTACTAAGTCTCTCCTCGTTTATAGCAAGTTTATTATTCATATCGGCTATCTTACGTTTAGCTTCTGACTCATCTTCCTTTATCTTCTTCATGACAGCCGTGGAATCATTCTCGTTCATAGCAAAAATATCTTCAAATAATTTATATACTTGAGAGTCTGTTCTATCAAATGGGAATAAAGAAGACCATTCATCTTGTATATTTATTATACTTCCATCTTCATCAAGATAAAAATCATTATCTGGAACTAGCTCGAATAAATCTGTTCTTCCTACTTTCTGATGAACTATTCCATCTATCTCATATATAGATTCTTTGGGAGTTCTAGTCCACTTAACTTTCATTCTGTCCGTCTCTATCTCCACTTCAGCTTTGTCTTTGCCATGTTTAATGAAAGATTTAGCCTCTGGAGGATTCTTTAGTAGAGAATAGATAGCTCTTATAGTTGATGTCTTACCAGAGTTAGAGGGTCCTATTATAGCTGTGATGCCTACAGGAAATTCTAATTCAGCTTCAGCGATAAGTTGAAAGTTCTTTATTTTTAATTTCATATATCTTTCCTAATTACTATAGCATAATTAATATTATATCATATCTTAATAAAAAAAGCTAGAGGTTTTTCTCTAGCTCTTAAAAATTTTAATATGATTTATTCTTTTGGTACCTTTATAAAAGGAGTTTCTTTAGCAACACCAAGTATATAGTCTTTTAATTCCTGTTCATCTATTCCGCCATTCAAAGCTTTCTCTATCATATAAGATACAAGTAGAGCATCCTCTTGGTTATATACTTCTGCTACTATCTCATCCACTCCGTCTTTAGTTACAACTAATTTGTAATTCTTCTTAAACTGTATTATTCTTACTTTACTCATCTTCTTCTACTATATCCTCCTCTGTTTTCTCATGTACTAATGTGTAAGCTCCATCATTTTTTAAGAACTCATCTAGCTCTGCAAAGTTATCTTTAACCCATTTATATAAAGACTTCATACCACAGAGACTCCACTCTCCCCCCGCTGGGTTAGGAATGATTTCAGTTTTCCAATAAGCTCCCGCTGATTTAATATATCCTTTACTTTTCAACAGGTCTACTAAGAAATAAATATTAGAAACACCCTTAGTAAATATCAAAGGAAATACTATTGGAATCTTAGAAAATCCTTTCCTGTTCTTATCTGCCTTAGCAGAGATATAGCATCCAACTGGTACGTCTTTCTCTCCTTCTAATGTTATCCTCTTCTCCATCATATCGGCTCCTCCAGTTCTACCACTGTCTTTCTTTAAAGATATGATAACGTCTGGTTGATAGTGTAGAGCCTTGCAACCTGCCGATTTAGTTTTCTTGTCGTAGGGACCTTTCGCTTCTATATTAGCTCTCTCTTGATTTACCAAGAAAGTTGTAATACCCGCTTTCCTTAACAGTACCCTAAACTTCTGTAAGAAGGATGTCATAGCCTTTGCCTGTCCACACATCATGGGGTCTATGACTGACCTAGTTAATACAGAGTCGTCCAACACATTAGTAATACTATCTATAATGACCACATCGTAAGCAGGAACATCTTGTTTAACTAATCCCTCTAATATCTTTTCTAAATGTCCTACGGTCTGTAACTCATCTACGAAATTAAATAACCCCTTATCTATATAAGGTAGCATTCCTTGGGATTCAATCATGTTAGCTAAACCAGCTTCCACGTCTATGAAGAGAACTTTCTTACCATACTGTTCCATCAATCTTCTAGCCATGTGTAGTACTAAAGTAGTCTTACCTAAACCTTCTGGAGAATATATCATAATCATATCTCCCTCTCGGATACCTCCAGATAACAATATATCCATGGGGATAATTCCAGTAGGAACTACTTCGTCTTCTCTGGCTTCTGCATTAACATATTTCTTCAAGAAGTCATCAAAGGATAACTTCATATTTATTCCAGCTAAATCCGTGTCTTCTTTCTTCTTGGCTTGTTTCTTTGGTGCCATTTTATGTCCTCCCGTTGTTTTATGATACACTTGTCGCAAAATCTCGTGCCATACGTTTGGCATCCTCTAGGGTAGATGCTACCCATTCTCCTCTTCCTTTTGTATAATGAGGACAACTATCTTCATTACATTCTATTCGGGTATCCCTACAAAGTAATCTACTTGTCCCATCATCTATTCCGTAATCTTCTACTAAATCAGAGCAAGCTCCCCAGACACTTCCATACCTATAATCTTCAAAGTTATCTGGAATATAGTGAGCATCTCCTTTCTTACAAGTAGAACCTATTCCAAATCCAAAGATAGCTCTATGACTCCACCCATACCACTTCTGTTCTTTAGTAGAGAATCCTACACTACAAACTTTATTCTCTGGCTTAGATGTTTGGAACTCTGAGTCTATAGAGTACCTATCCATCTTGATAGCTAACTCTACAGCATCATCTATGTACTTACCATCTTTGTTGTAAGCCCAAACCATTATGATATCCTTACAACCTTCTGCGGAACATCTAACTAATCGGATATCAAAGTTATCAAACTCTATTATTCTTATTAACTCTTCTTCCATATATTATCTCCTAATATATAGATTCCCTCTTCTTTGTTAAATTTTAGACATCCTCTATTTATTAAATCCTTCACACAATAATTTAAAGAGGCATGGGCTTTGTTATGACAAGAAGCATTTCTACACAGGTACAAGTTATCTAGCTCATTATCACTATTGTCCATATTAATATGATGAACTACCTCCTCCATACTCAGGATTCTTCCTAAATCTTCTTCTATCACAAGACGGTGTTGTGCCACATAACCTTTTCTATTATTAATATGATTAGGAGAATACTGAAGAATACTTCCAGAGGTTTTATATTTAAGACCCTTTACTTGCTTTCCCCTCATTAGTTCTTTTTTGCATTCTTTGCTACATACTGTAGCAATTTCTCTTTTTCCTAATATGTGAACTCTAAAACATTCCTTACCACAAAAAATGCAAGAAGATTTATAAAAATAGTTGTATCCTATATCTCCTTTTTTATTGATATGATATTTTTTGTACAAACCGTTATCACAAAGAATGTACTCTCCTAATACTTCAAGTCTCCTCTTCAAATTAAATTCATTGTAGCATTTACGAGAGCATGTTTTAGAATCAATGCTACTGGGTCTAACATAATAATTCTTACCACAAACAATACAACTATTCCACAATTCCAAACTCCTTTGTATGTTTAAATAGATAATCTGCTAGTAGTAAAGATTCTGCTCTTCCGTCATGTTTCTTTAATTTAATACAATCTTTTGATTCTGGATACATCTCCCTAACTAAAGAGATAGACTTGCCTTTATCACTATCAAGATTATAGTATGTCTTCCATTTCCTAGGAGAGACTTTATGTAAATTGAAGTTTGAATTTTGAACGGAGGCTACCACTAGCCCATAATTATATCCGAAAGTAAATACTGATACTACTCCCTGTCCTGGCATAGAAGCCACTTTTTCTATAAGTACTTCGGTTTTTTCTACTGCATAGACATTTATAATATCTCGTAACTTGACGGTATCCACTTCTCTGATGAATATCTCTTCCCTCTTCATTTTGGAGATATTCATTTTCTTCTTCCCAGTAGAAGTAGATTTTATAGGAATATCCACTACTAGTTCAACGACTCCATTCCTAATTACGGATATCCCTCCTTGGAAGCCTGGGTCTATACCAATAAAGAACTTGTCTTTCATAATGTTTCTCCTAGAGATAAGAGGTTAAAATTAACCTCTTATCTCTATTCTTATAAATCCTACTCGGTATAAAAATCATCTACATCTTGAATAATCTCAGATAAGTCGAGACCTTCTAACTCAGTAGAGCTAGGGAGTTGTACCGTTTGAACAGGTGCCTGAGTAGGAACAACTTGTGCTGGCTGGGGTAAAGGTGCCAAGTTCACAACAGGTGCTATCTGTTGTGGAGGTAATGATAATCCCACAACCCCAGCTACCGTTTGTTGTTGCTGTACTTGAGGTTGAGCCACTGGCTGAGGTAATGCTTCTACTTGAGGAGATGCTAATACTTCCTGAGATTTAGAAACATTTTGTAAGATAGCGTTTCTTAGTTTGTCCCCATTCAAATCTTTACCTAAAGAAGGTCTAATTAATTCCCTGTAACTGATTAAGAAGTTCTTAGCCTGTTCTACTAGCTGAGGATTCTTTGCAATATCAAATCCTCCCTTAACTTTAATCTTAGGAGAAACTCTTTTAAATCTACCTTCTCCTTCTGAAGTTCCTTTGATACGTAATATCTTAGAAGGGATAGTAGCAGGGTCTACTTCACTGTCTTCTAATTCATCCAACAATGCTTTATAATCTTTCTCCGTTAATTCTAATCTTACAAAAGATACAGGTAGTTGAAAATTGTTTTTGTCAACAGTAGTAAAAACCATTGCTGGTAATACATACTTACTAGATGGATAGGACTTTGTAGTTTCTTCACTTAGTACCCCTTGACTTATTAAGTCCTCTAGTACTTTACAACAATCTCCCTTGATGCGTATTCCGTCATCGTCTGTTGATGTGGTACAATGAATAGAGCCAACTCCCTTTACAAAGTGTGTCTTTGGATTCAAAAAGAAATCCTCATCTACGCTAAGTATGTTTACAAATTTAATCTCATCGTCCACCAAATCCATTTTCTTAATAATGTTAGATTGTTTTGGGGCTTCTCCGAATTTTACCATTCTGTTTAATCCTCCTCAGAATTTAATAACTCTACTATGCTCGGTAAAAATATATCGTTAAATATTTTATTACTGGCTTTATCTGTCATCCGTAATGTTTTGCTTTTAGGAATATAGTCATCACAAATATTTATTTCTATGTTCCCTTTGACTAATGAAGCACTTATCTTTTTATACTTAGATAAATATAACCTATCTGTATTTCTACAAACCTCCTTCATGTTCTTTAAAATTATATACAATAGTAAGTGAACATCTCTCTTATTTAAATATATTCCTAACTCAGCTAGGTCATTGCATATACCTGTATATAAATCATCAGCTTTCAAGTCTAATACCTGCGTGTATCAGGATTTGCCATTTGTTTAATTTTTAACAAGTCCGCCAAGGTTCTAGCCCTTTGAGAAAAAGTATATACATGGTTCTTATATTCTTCTAACATGGAATTAACTTCCTCATAAGCTTTCTTGGATTGAACTTGTTCTGATACAGTTCCTCCTTTTTTTACTTTATCCTTAATAAGACTGGACAAATTGTATAGAATGGAAACAATGTAACTAGCATTATATTGTAGCTCTAAGCTAACATTTATCCTACTTTCATACTCTGTTATAGACAAGTTTAAATTTTCTAAGTCGTCTCTGTTATCCGCTAACACAGTCTTGAATACATTTATACTATTTCCTAAGTCTGTCCTTAGCCTAGATATTCCTTCCCAACTCATTCACAAATCTCCTTTAAAAATTTTACTCTACCTAAATCTTCCTCTCCCAAATTCTGGTAAGCAAGTATCAAGGAGTAATATCTGTTTTTTAATTCTTTACTTCTCGTTGAAGATATTATAGATAATATAATTCCTATGTCCAACTTAGAAGTTATGAGTAAATTATTTAAATTAAGATTACTTATATTGTCCATTATAAATTCTTTTCCCAAATTAGGGTTAGTAGAGATACCGTCCCAAGTTAAATAGTCTTTAAAAGAATTTATAAACTTCTCTGGTAAATTAGGCAAATAAGATATATCTAACCAAGAATGTTCTCCAAATTTATGTTCTACTTCAAGTATAACATCTTCTTTGGATTGGATACCTAACATATAATTATTTATTAATGAATCGTACTTACTAGAAATATTTATCATGTCCATAATAAAACCCATCCTTATAATACATTATATCATTAATGTAAATAAATGTCAACTACAAAATCATGCTGTTTATAAATTCTCGAGTAATTATACAATCGTCTGGCTTCTTATCAATCCTAAAGTTCCAATCCATAGCCCTGCAATGGGACATTCTATTATTTTTTGAGCTAAAATCCTGACCCTCACAAGCTAATACCAATCCTAGGTATTCAGTATTCAATGTAGGATTACCTTGTTCATCTATTACTGTCATCTTTCTTCTCAAAGAATCAGTTATTCCAGAGATAGTTCCAATCCATTGTTCAGTTAAAGATTCATCTTCTTCCTCAACATAACAAGAAACTTTGATGCCTCCTATTAAATTCTGTACTGCTAGGGCTGAATTCTTTTTAGGAAGTATGGAACCTGAGATAAAACAATCTATATCTTCATTCTTACTTCCAGATAGTGTTCTCTTCATCTTAACTTGAACATGTCTCTTACGAGAAGTAGTAGCATAGTATTGCTCGTTAAGATTCTTTAGTACTATCCCTTCTCCCCCGTTAGCTACTATCCCATCAAAGAATTCTTGTTTATTTATTATAGTACTTTCTGGTAACTCAAAAGGAGTTATCCCTTCAATCTTTTTCATAAAGCTAGTTAATAGTTGTCTGCGTTGTCTGAGTGTTTTAGGTTTAAGGTCTTGGTTATCAAACTCCAACATATCAAACACACAAAACTTCAAAGGATTCCCATCCATCTGAATCTCTATAGCTCTTTCTGCATGGGAACCTAAGATAGAAACAGTGGCATTCAACTCAGTAGCTGAGAATGTTCCGCCCCTTGAAGTAGTATCTAAAGTTTTATTAGATACTAAAACCTCAGCATCCAAGATAAAAGATTGTTTGAACACCCCTCTATAACTCTGGGGGGTTCTAACTTTACCATCTTTAGTTATTAATAATATTTTTTCCGTATAACAATTAGGTAGAAAAGTTATATCTGATATATCCCTAGAGAAAAACTCAAATCCCCAGTCGGGGTGATAAGTTATTATAACACGGCATCCATCAATCTTAACCTCGCCCAACCAGTCCTCTGATGTCAAGAGGTGTTTTTGTTCCTCTGGTTTAAGTTCTTTAAAAGAAAAACATAGTTGTGGAGTATGTAATTCAAACAATCGTTTATACATCCCCCATGTTTGAACTTTAGGATACTTATTATAGTAATCTATTCCCAATATTTTTTCAAGCTCTTTGTTGGTAGTCTTAGGATTAGATGGTATAGGAATACCTCGTACCTTGAAATGTTGTAATATTTCCTCCTTTTTCATAATCCCCTCCGTTAATCTGGAGTACCCTCTTGAGAATCCTCTTCGGGATTTATTAACTTCTCAAGTTTTTTCTTAATACGTTTATCCCTTTGAAGTTCTTTTTTCTCTTCTAAGTCTCTTCTTGTCTGCTCTTCTAAAGCTAATCTAACTTCTTCAGCTAAAGCTTCTTGTTCTTTCTGCTTCTTACTTTTTCTTTTCTTTTTGGGTTTCTCTTCTTCCGTCTCATCATCTTCTAAATCTTTTAAAGAATCTGTCGTAACTGCATCTTCATCATTGGTCATTATATATACATCTTCATTTACAGATACAACATACTTACTTGTTTTCTGAATAGCCTTAAGTATCTTCTCAGCAGGAGACAACTTCGTATCCTGTAATGATTCTAAGATAGCTTGGGAGTGATATTCTCCAGAGCCTATACAAACAAAATTATCAGCAGGTTCTAATATAGATAAGTCTGTTTGAACTACAAATAACTTATTCTCTATACCTACAATGAGTTCACTGCCTCCTCCCATAAGTTCTACACCATTCACATCTATGAGAAATTTCTCTTGTCTTAAACAATTAATAAGTGAATCATAAAAAGAAGTATATACATACTCATATATATCTTGGTCAATAAATCTAGGAACTACAACTAACTTGTGAGTTAATATCTGTATCATCCTAAAACTTCCACAAACTCCTATGATAAAATCTCCTACTTGAAAAACTTTTCTCGGATAATTTATCTTAGCTCCAGTAAAACTATTAGAACCAAAACTATCAGTTCCTAAGTATACATAATCCTCAGTCCGTATCCCTACTACACAAGTCATGAAAAATCCCCCACTGAACTATTATAACCTACTATTTTATTGAAAACATCAAATAAATTTCTAATATTCTCTGTCTTCGACTCTATATCTTTCGAGTCGTAGTGTAATGAAAATGTTTTGCACAGAGTAGCAAATTTATAATCCCTATAAGATTCTCTAGTAGCATTCTCTATTAATGGAGCTATGTAAAGTAAGTCATACCCTCCAAACTTAATATAACTATATAGATTATACTCCGTATATAATTTTATAAAGTTATTAAGAAATTCTAAATCGAATTTAATATTATGCCCCACGACAGTCAATTTATCTTTTCCTTTATTGGTAACTTCTTTAAGAGTAGATATGAACTTATAACAAGCTTCTTCTGGATTTCCATAACCTCTAAGAGTATCTATGTCTATTCCATTAAAATCTAAAGCTTCTTTAGCTATAGTGGAAGGAAGTCTACCTCGTCTGGGCTTAATATGAAATGTATTCTGGTCTACTATAGCATTATTGTGTTCTACTCTATAACATAATTTTATTATATCGTCATACTCTGAATTCAATCCAGTAGTAGCCGTGGATAAAAACAGATACATCCCTTCTCCTTTATATCATTCTTAATCCATTATATCACAATATTTAAGATATGTCAATTTAAATTATATAACAACTTTAATAATAGTTTTATTATCACAAAGTTTATCGTGGCTCTTAGCATTGTACGCTTCTATCTCTTTAGTAACATCGTAACCAACTACGTCTCCGTAATTTTGTAAATCCACCTTAATTATATCCCTGTTCTTATTCTTATAGAAAATTCCTATATTCTGAGAAGCTCTTCCCGATAATTGTAATCCTCTATCGGAGTAAGCATTCTGACCACACATACTAGCCGACCTACTATAATTATCAGACACACAAGCTTCATGTAAATGTCCACTAAGCACATAGTCAATAAAAATTCCATCATAAGCATACTTCGCTACAGCCTTCTTGATTCCGTTAGCTAAATCAGATTTAAATTGATGCCCGTGAATTAACAAAACATTGTTACCTGCAACATCTATGACTTGTTCTAGTGGGTCTTCTAAATGAAAAGACACTGACGGAGAACCCATGAATCTAGCGTTAAGCATATTATATAACATCAAATCATAATTGTCAGAAGCTATAATATCTGTCCATGCAATATCTTTAGCCATTCTAGTTTCATTACCCGTTACACCGCAAAAAGTAATTTTAAAATCTTTATTTAAGTCCAAGATAAATTGGGACAACAAACTTGTAGCAAGTAAACAAGCCTTCATTCTATTAGTAGCATTGTTTAATAACTTATCTAGGATATCGTCTTTGTTGAGTAAATCCCCCGTAGAACAGACAGCAACACTTTTAATACCGTTTAATTTAAAATAGCTAACTGCTCTATCTGCTAACAACTTTAATCTCTTAGAAGCTATATGAAAATCATATTTATTATTCTTTAAATTGATTAACTCGTTAAAATGTAAATCAGATAGTTGAATGATACCCATACAATCTGAGCTTACGTTAGTATGTTTAATTGTTTTCTCTGAAAGATTAATACTTTTCAATAACTGTATTAATTCTAAATTAGATTCCTCTAAAGCGTTAGTTAATCTATCTTCGTGTCTAAGCCCCTTACGTTCTATTCTATTAATATCTTGAAGCTTTTGAACCTTACGTCTTAATTGAATGTTAGCAATTAAAACATCCTCATCTACTTCTTTCTCTACATCCTCTTTTAATTCTTGTTGTTTCTGCTTAGACAAATCAGAAGGATATATATCTGACTTAGATAATTCTAATACTAATTTATCTCTATATTCCGAACTAAAGAACATATTAATATCATTAGTTGTGTACTCATTAGATACTTCTCTTATTCTTTTTCTCCAGTAACTTCTTCCCCTGTATTTACCTTCTGAGATACACCCTTGATACAATAACTCAAAAAGCTTTTCAAATTTTTCCATCGTCTTCCCTCTTCCGTTTTATCTATATATAATATAACTTAAGATTAATTACAGCGTTTAGGAATCAGTCTTACTCTGCTGTCGTCTTCCCATTTGAAAGCAAATAGGTGTCCAAGACTGTCTCCCACCTCTATAGAACAATCTATAGGTATTGGGAAGTTAGGAGGATTGAATACCATCAAATCTTCTATTACTTTAGCCCACTGAGTAAATCTTCTTTTGTTTATTCTATAATTACATTCATCATGTACGGATGAGACATAAGCTACCTCACTAGAGTACTTAGGATTAAGAAATATCTTATTAGCTAAGTTCACTAACAATTGCCTCATAATAGAACTTCCAGAACCTTGAATTTTATGAGAAGCTATTGTCCTAACTCCAAAGTTATAAGTTCCTCTATCATCGGAAGTTAAGTAGTGTTTAACTCTCCGAGGTCTTCCGAACATATCGGTTACTGTAAAGTTAGTTTCCTTCTCTGCCTTATTCAACTCTAGGTCTTTCCAAACTTTAAGAGTTATGTTAGCATTCCACCATTTATTATACAGCTCTTGAGATTCCTCTTCAGACATCATAACTCCCATCTGTTCAGCTACCGCTTTCAAGACTGGAGGACTTCCTCCGTATAATAAACCAAAGTTAGCTACCTTAGCTGCTTTTCTTTTTTCTTTATCGTAATTCTCTTCTCCGAATAATTTCTTAGCCATTTCAGTATGAACGTCCCTACCTTCTTTAAAAGGTTCTACGAAGTTAGGTTCCCCGCTAATAACACCAGCTAACTTAAGTTCTTGTGCTGAATAATCCACTGATAGGATTAACTCATCATCGTTCTTAACCCGTATAGCTTTTCTTACATTAAGGTCTGGGCTTAATCCCTCTACAAAATACTTATTAGGATTCTGAGATACATATTCCTTAACATCATCTGGCTTACCGATTAATTTAAACTCATACCCAAGAATGCCTTGGTAGTCATTATCCAACTTGATAGCTTCGTATATAGCTGGTTTAGGCTTAGTTAAATTCTGTATATTTAAATTTATGAAATAATCATTGTCCTCGGCTTTAGACTTACCCCCCGTTCCAGAAGCTAACCTTCCAGAAGCAGTGTCGAATAATTTATAGTTAATCCTGCATATTCCTATGTTAGGGTTATCTGGAAGCGAATCACACTTAGATAGTTTATCTATATAAGAATTTAATTGTTTCTCCAAAGAACTAAGCTCTATCAACTCTTTGACTATAGGATGCTGACCAGATACTTGCAATAAAGCATCCTTAGCAGTACTCATACAACCAGTCTCTGTTCTGACTCCCGTATCTATTCCCAAGGACATTAAGGCTGCTGGTAGCTCTTTAGTCCTAGAACGTATGTTAAAAGGGTATCCTACTGTTTGGAAGATACTCATCTCTAGTTCTTCTATTCTCTTTAATATAGTATCTTTGTACTCGTTCATAACAAGCTTATCTATGTACAAAGGATTCTCTACATAGTAATCAGCAAATGCCTTAACAAGCTTATTATCTAAGGATAATATTTTTTCGCAACCTTCCCTTTTCAAAGTTGGATAGAGAACTTGAAATAGCCCAAAAGTATTTCCAGTATCACAAGAAGCATAAAAAGCACAAGCAGAAGGGTCTACGTCTTTTAATGTCTTGTTGGTACCTAATACTTCTTTAAATTTAGTAGCACGTCTTCCCAAGAAATGTTCCGTTGCTGGTTTTAATCCCATCATACCTTTAGCATTTGTATCTGAATTATAGGTCAATACCATAGTATCAAAAATATTTATCTTTGAAGTATCATAACCTTCCTTCTTAAGCATTGACATATCAAATGTGGCATTATGACATAAGGTTAATTTTGATTTACGTAAAGCATCATAAATTATATCTAAACAATTTTTAGGATTTAAATTCTTTTCACTTTCTTTATACTTCTTGATTTTAATTTTTTTCATAGAAGGTTCAAGAGTATAAAAATTCTCTTTAAGAATTTTTAATGACTCTGGGAAATGTTCTTCTAAATCAAGAGGATAGATACAAGTAGCTTCTTCTATCTTCTCTTTAATTATTTCAAGATAGTCCTTATCGAGGGACTTAGCTTCCATTAAGGATTCTAAAAATATATTAGGATAGTCTATGACACTATCATCATCTGGAGAAAATCCCTCGATACTTTCATTAGCTTTAATTAATTTTTTAAGAATCTTATCTTGAGTAGGTTTCTTGAAATGAATTAATCCTGTATCTTCATATCTTTTTTCTTCTTTCCCTTCCTCATCCCACGAAAGGACATGTCGAATGGGAATATAATATCCCGACCAAGCATCAAAACTAAAAGAGAATCCTATCATTTCATTTCTCCTGTAGTCCAGTCCGTCCGTCTCACAGTCATAAGCCATTACTCTTCCAGTACAATCTCCTAACAAGTCTTTTAATTCTTGTTCTGACTCTATCAACTTATATTTAAATTTATCTTCCCAATTAAAATCTAATGGTACTGGGTCAAAATAATGTCGGTAGTCTATTTTATTTGCTATGCTCACTATAAAATCTCCTCAATTAACTTCATCTAATCTGTAACCGTGATATAGATTGTCTAAAAAGACATCTATTCTTTCAAAGCTATCCACCCAAGTATTATTTACTTTTAATATTACTTCCTCATCCCTTAATCCATTTTTTAACAATCCCAAGTCTTTTATAAGTTTACTGTAATCTTTTATTTCTTTATCGGAAAAATTATCTTTAAGATATTTAAATGGATTTATATTTAATTTTAATTTTAAATAATCATAAGAAGTAAAAAATCTATGTTCTCCCCAACAATGTAATCTAATTACTCCATCATCATCGAAATAAAATCTAGCAGACTTAGACTTACTGTACCTAGGGTCTTCGTGGAAAGGACAAAAGACATTACCGTATCCAACATCAATCAAAGAATCAAAAGGAACTAATTTTTCTATAAGTATTCTAACCTCTCTCTCATTTAGATTCATCGTTGGGTTCCTTCATTAAATCATCTAATGTTATAATATCTTCTATATTTGGAAGAACCTCCTCTCCTATAACAGTTACTCCTTCGGTATTGGCAATTTCTGAAGTAGGTACGTTATCATCCATCCCTATGTCTTCGATATCCCCCACAACAAAATCATCCGCAAGAGAATTGATATCTTGAGTTCCAGTAGATACACTATTGTTAAAGGATGGGGATAACACAGAACAGTTAGTAAAGTTACTCCCCTGAGTCCCAAACACAAAAAACTCTGGCATAATAGGAGAAGGAATAGGTTTATCTGGGGATTCAAAATCTCTGTTCTTTACTATGTGTATGTTTACTACCTTAGCATTCCTCATGGCGGTGGTACAGTGAAAAATCATAGCAGTCATAGCAGTTCTCCCAAGAGCATTGGCTTCAGCGAAGTATGTAGAAGATGCTAGTTTAGTATTAGAAGAGGGTGTCCCACTCTTCTCTGCCTTCTCCACAATAGCTTCCAATTTATCTATAGCTTCTGTTTTATAATTTAATAATAGTACTATTATTAAATTATGCTTAACCGCTATCTCTTGTAAGGTATCAACATAATAATTTAAAGCTTGGTACTGGTCTAACTTTAATTTAGGAGGTATTTTGTTCTTAAACAGGTTTAAGTAGTCCACATAAACTAAGTCTAAACCCCCCATCTCGTCCCTCATCCTGAGTATAAAAGCTTCTATGTATTCCATAGAATACTCTTCTAAATCATTAACTCCTGCTATTCTTAAATCTCCTTTACAGGTTTGAAGAAAGTTATCTTTTACTTCTTTAAACTTCTCCTTGCTATCTTCTAATAGTAGAGTCTTTTTCAAGTCTACGGCTGGAATGGCTCCCTGTTTTCCGTACATTTCATAAGAGTGCCTTGATACGATATTGTATAAAACATTTCTAGGAACAACCTCTAAGGTTATGAATAATACTTTTTTACCCTCTCTATAAGAGGCGGTGTATGCTGTTGATATAGCAAATGTAGTTTTAAATGATTGAGGAGGAGCCCCAATTACATTCAGTGTCCCGTAATCCAAACCTTTTAAATAGTGGTCTACTTCAGGGATACCAATCATTACTCCCCTAGGCATAAGTTCTTGACGTTCGTATACATCAAATATATCTTCCATACCTAGAAGTTTAGGTTTAGTTACATCCACATCCTGTCTGAGTATATCTCTTACTTTGGATATATCATTCTTATCAATAGCATTTTTTACTTCACTAATTTGTTTATGTCTTATTAATTCCTTCTTAAGTTTTATGAGAATATCTAAACTAAAAGGACAATCCTTTTTATGAACTAAAATATTATGCAAAGATATAATATAATTTATATCAGGGAATCTTTTATTATCTGTATAAAACTTTTTACAATCTTGAAGTACTTTAGAATATAATTTAATACCATCTGGACTAAACTCAAGTAATTCTATTAACTCATCCATGGATGAGATATCAGTTATCTTATCTAAATGATTTAATACTATAATAATATAATCGCTTAGTTCTTCCGAATCCATTGGATTTACTAATTCGTTATTAGCCAAAACTACTCCCCTTTAAAAATTTTCAGATGTCCCTATAGATTTAGTTTTAGTACTACTTAATACTTTAACAGTTTTATCTTGTAATAAATTAACATCTTTATATATTAAACTTCTATCTGAAGTCATATCAGAAATTTTAAGATGCTCTTTTAAATTTGGATTGGTAGTTAATATTAAATTAATATGTCTCTCATTATCCCTAGCAGATATCACAGGAGATAAACATTGTACTATCTTATCAAAACTATATATATCCCTTGGAAAATATAACATTAAAATATCATTTTCTTTGGCATTATCATACTCATAATTTTTGGACATCATGTCATCCATTAGTTTTTTATAATGTCTAAAAGAAAATCCTTTAAAATTAGGATACCCTGTATTACCTATATAATAAATATTTTTATGTACGACAAAAGAAGCAACTTGCATTAGAGTATCCGTGCTATTGGACTTTATAAAATAGTTATTTCCTCTATGTATCAAACTATCAAGAGTTTCAAACTTCTTGGGATTAGAAGTAACTTTTAAGAAATGCTTCATTAAAAACCCCATGCCCGATATATAAGCATTTCTATACTGTTCTTCCGTAATATTATTATCAAACGGCATAGATAATATTCTCCTCCTCTTGAAATATATTATACCACAAATATATCTTTTTGTAAAGTGGTTACTTCTTTCTCTTGTAAATCCACAACATTTGTTCTTTAAGTTTTTTTATTAATCGAGCATTAAAAGAAGTCAATTCTGCTTTAGGAACTTCTTTGGCATTAAATACTTTTTCTGTTATTTCCCCATAAGAAGATATGAGTTCGTGTTTATATCTATCAACAGTTCCAGTTATCTTTCCTTCTACTTCTATATCTGTAAGTATAAAATGAATTTTAAAATTAGTATGTTGGCTAAATAATCTTTCTATTCTTCCCTTAGCCTGACTAAAAGCCCCAAACCCAAACGGAATATTATAAAAGAACATATTGTTTACAGATTGAAGATTCAAACTTTGAGAACCCGCACTTGATATTAATAAAACTTTTTTAGCAGGGTCTGAGTTAAACCACTGTTTAATTTCTCTTCTTTCTTTAGTATTAACTTTACCACTAATAACTCTATAGTCTATTCCTATCTTATCAAAAATAGAAGATAGAGTATCTATTGTTTCTCTGAAATGACAATAAGTTATAAGACCCTCTCTAAGAATAGGTTTAATAGCCATGAGATACAGTTTAAGTTTATTCTCGTCCTTGTCCACCACTTGTTGTAAATCTATCAACCTAGTAGCATGTATCTTAGTATCCTTCGTTTTAAATAATCCCTCAGAAGCTTCTATGTAAGAATCTATATCCTTTATCTTAATAGAATGTTCAATATACTGAGTATCTTGTTCGGGATAATATTGAAAACATACGGGAGCTATAAGCTCTCTCAAAAGTTCTAAATTTTTATATCCCGTTATTTCTGGGTACTGATGACCCGTTTGCCAATTCTTAATCATTTTAATTTCTACGAATGTATTAGTAAAAGCCGTTTTGTTTTTAAAAATACTTTTATCCAATATATGTACGATATGAAATAAGTCCATTAACGAGGTTGTTAAAGGAGTAGCAGTTAAGAAGACAAGGTATTTAAATCCCCTCCTTATTGCTATCATACTCCTAGTCAACATAGCTTTAGGAGTTTTAAGCTTATGGGCTTCGTCCGCATAACAAGCCGTTCTAAATTTAGTTAGAAACTTAAAGAGTTTACTTAAATCTATTTTGTTAAAATTTTCATATTGAAGTAAAGCTATCTTAGAACTACCCTTAAAAAAATCTTCTATGTCTATGTCTGTTATTAAAATATCGGGTCTATAGTTAGTCTTTCCGTTAAAATCGTCTTGAACTTCCAACAATGCAGATTTAGTACATAGCACTAAAATCTTATCGCATAAATTATTATTTATTAAATCCATGGAAGACTTAATAATAATTACACTCTTGCCCGTTCCCGTCTTCATACTCATCAAAGAAGCAGGTCGAGATGTGGAAAAATCCACAGCCTGTACTTGATAGTCTTTTAAAACTATATCATCATTTAACTTTAACAATTTCTATCCCTTATATATTAGTATCCATTCCCGCATTGAAACACATACAATCCAGAACTTCTAAAGCTTTGAACACATGAGCTACGGTCATCTATACAAAATAATATTTCCCCGTACTTTTCAGGTATGTCCTTAATAAGTTTTACTTTTATATCACAATCTTCTTCAGTTGTATTATCGGGTTTAAGAATCAAGTCATCATGATATATGCTATATTTATTTAACCATTCTTCTGTTTCTTCCCTACTCTTCTCACTTCTAGCAGAAAGAATAATTATGTTGTAGTCGCTTTTAAATCTCTCTATTATTTCAACTACTGGTTTACTAGGAACATCTGAGAAAGAAGCAGCTATATAAGCATCCCAATCTATGTCCCTTAGATAGTCCCTTTTTGAGTAATCGGCAATAGTTCCGTCAAAATCGAATACAATACATTTATTCTTCTTACTCATAGATTACTCCCCAATCCCCACATATTATACTCTCTACCTGTTTATGCAAATCTTCTATAGAACCATCGTTCATTAGTATATAATCAAAGGAATAATCATCCAACTTACCTTCAGATATACTTTCTACTAAAGGTACTCTAGGATTAATAACTCTTATGAGTTTAAATCCTTTTTCTCTTAAATGTTCTGCCTCGTTGAAAAGTCTTACATCCTCGCACACATATCTTAAGTTAGGGTCTAAATTCCCGAGGGCTATCTTAATCCACATATCGTCATTAATCATTCCTCTTCCCCACTTGCTACCCAAAGTAACAAGTAAGAATCTGGGGGTAACTCCTAGCTCTGGTATGATAACCTCTTTTAAATTACCATAAAGCATATCATAAATTTTAATTTTATCGTAACCTAGTCCTTTTAATATTATTTCAATCATATCTTTCATGGGCTCTGCAAACGTAAGCATATTATATTTATATTCTTTTACAAAATATTTAGCCGTTTCTGATTTTCCCATCCTCATCGCAGAAGAATATATACCCACATTAAACATTAACACTAGCTCCCTTAAGTATGTCATAAAGAAAAACTTCAAATTGTCTTAGTTCATAATACGAGATTAAATCTCTGTTCGGGGTTCCCCTAAATAATTTATATTCTATTCTATTCTCTTTATCATTATATTTACGTAAGTCCATCAATTCCAAGTAGTTATCAACAACATCTATAACATCCAAATATTTTTTAGCTGTTGCTTCCCACTTTGTTCCCTCAAAAGAATTAACTGCTTCTAAGAACTTCTCGGGTGTAGTAGGATTCCATCTCTCAGCAAATAACTTCTTAAACTCTGTCTTAACAAAAGGAACGGGAGCTTTTAAATTATCTGACTTATCCCCATCCAAAATTCTAAAGGATAATAGGTTCTCAGTAGAAACTCCGAATTTACTAAAAACTAAGTTATTATCTACAAATTTAAATCCTTTATCGTAATCGTTAGAAACTTTAAATATCTGAGATAATTGCCAAAAATCTTTATCTCCTGAATAAATTATTATTTCTTCATTGCCTTTTTCTTTTAATTCAAAAGCTATGTTAGCTATAAGGTCATCAGCCTCACATTCCTCGTTCTTTGCAAAAGCTATATGGTTTAAGTTGGATAATATATTTACGATATGTGAAGTATCCATATATACTTTAGTTTTATCTTTGTCCCTATTAGCTTTATATTCTTCATTTATTTCTTTTTTAGAACATTTCCCATCCATCACAAAGATAACTTTATGCTCTGGATATTTTTTATATAGCCTCTCCACTAAAAAAGAAAAACCTTTTATACTTCCTACAAATATATTCTCTTCGTCTTTTTTAATGTAATGGTCCTTGAATCCAAAATGAAAACGATTTAAACACCACGAAAAATCTACTATAATAAATTTTCCCAAAATTCCTCCTCTTAACATAAATTATATTAAAGTCATAAGCACCTTTGCGTTATTGGGATTTATCTGATTGTATCCAATTATACCTAATATCAAAAGTTCCTTTGATACACTTCCCGATACTAAATCAGTAAATAAATGAGACAGTACCCTCAAATCAAATTCAATGTCTGATTTATCTTTATCCTTAAACATTGGATTACCGTAAATAATATCTATTAGTCTATCGAATCTGTACTCGTTCAATTTAAAATATAGAGTACCACTTTTCTTATGAGGATATTCTCCCATAAAAATATCTTCTTCTTTTAAATATTCTATATCTTCTGGCTCAAAAATAAAATCAGGTATAAACATACTAATTCCTATTATTACTATTTAATACCATTTTACCACATGAAATTATAAATGTCAATACCAAAGTAAAAAAAGAGCCGTAATTTCTTACAGCTCATAAAAGGGTTGTCGGAGGTGGATTCTATTAAATTTTATTTACATTAGTGTATATGGGTTTACCTGCTTTATTAAAAACAGCTTTCATCTTTTGTCTTCTTGGAGTACCATTACATCTTCCTATATGAATCCAAGGGTTAGACGGGTTCTCGAATATAACTTGGTCTACTATATCCATCAATGGTTTTCCGTTAGATTGTTTAATGTTCCCCAAAACTATATCATTAAATAGTTGTTGTAAAGATACTCCTATGACATGAAAATCCGTAGCATTACCGCCCATGTGCTTAGAAGGTGGTTTTACACTTCCCCCCACCTTCTTATTAACTGCGGGACTTCTATACCCAGAAGTTATTATAAGAGGCTTATTGTAGTAAGCTCTTATAATATCCAAATAATCATTACATAAAATTATAGCATTATTTTTAATAGTACCTGTTGGAAGTGAATTATCTACTCCCCTAACCTGAGTTACAGTAAACTCCCTCTCGGATATGTATTTACTTAACATATTCATATTACACCTCTCTTATTAATGTCCAATTGCAAACCAATAGAAACCATCAGGATTCCCAGAACCGCCTCCCGAAGGATGTTGAGCAAATAGAGTAGCTCCCGTGGTAGACAAAGATACTATTTGTAGTATCATATCTGAAGTAATATCAGCTATACTATTGCTCAGAGTTCCAGTGATATTTAAGCATGCTGTAGGAAATGCTTGGGGGAAAGTTATTGGATAGGAACCTTCTGAAATAGTGGCAGAGTTAAATCCCCATTGCATTATTAAGCCATTAGGTAAAGTACAATATCCATCAGTTGTAAGAGAACTTGGGAATTGACTTATATTAACTACCTGATTTCCAGTAGTTCCGTCTGAAGCACTAAATAATTGAGTAGAGGAGCCAGCTATTCCAGCATAGGTTCCGTCTGCATATCCCTTAGTCATTGCATCTTGAGGATTAGAAGGATTATTGAGATTTATTATGTTGTTGTTATTAAGATTTAAACTTCCCGCCATGGCTACTGACCCATCAGTGAGAATAACGGGTTCAGCTAACATGTTGGTAGGAAGAAGACCTTGAACTTCTTCTCCTCCAGTTAGCATTACTTTAGTGGGATTGAATCCTAAAGCATTATGTTTGTGTATCTGAAGGTCGTCCTGAGTTACATAAACCGTAGAAGCACTCAAATTTATTGTTACTTCGGGTAAATTTACTATTTCTATTAATAACTTCTCCCTAAAATCATATACGGCTCCTTCGCTCGGTACATTTTTATACACCTCTGGGTGAGCTGCTACACAGAATAGTTCATTGTTATCTGTAAATATTCCTACTTCTCTTATATAGAATCCTCCAACACTAGCAGGAACTATAGTTAAAATTTCTAACCATATAGCTACATTGCTATTAATATATAATGAAGTTATATTTTGTCTATATACTTCATTAACTAAATTTTGTTGGGATTGACTAGGATTTACATTAAATCCTCCTCCGTCGCCCCAAGCAAAGTATTTTAAATTGATAGGAGTTCCGTGAGCCAAACTTTCTAAAACTAAGGTTTGTCCTACAGTAGTAAGTATTGGATTATAAATAGTAACCATAATTTGTATCCTCTATATGTAAATAACTTTTATAATATATATATAAAAACCGTCCGCTCACCAATTCCATTTGGATGTATCCCAATCTGAAATATCCCAAATCATAAAATCTATTCCGAAATACCATTTTTTCTCATCCCAGTTAAACACGTCCCATATAAGGTATTCGGTGTCTGGATAAGCTGTATACATTAACGTACCCTGACTCGCAATTCCTATATAGTATGTAGACTTGTCTAAAGCGAATTCTAAGGTAAGTTTATTTATAATAGGATAAATATAATTCCTAGCAAAATTTACTATCTTATCTACAACTTCAAAACCTCTAACTTTAGTAGGGCTAAAAGATACTAAATCCAAAGAAATGGTATGAGGCTCTCCTACTGGAGTTTGTTCATACCAATCAGATAATTCAAAATCTATATCTAAAAGTTTTAAAGCAAACTCAAAACCTTTTCTGCTCCCCTTATTGATATGTATAAAATTTATAAAAGATAAAAATGTCCTTACTGACTCTTCCTCTAAGTAAAGAGTATCTATTATATACCCGTAACCAAATTCATTAATCAGAGAATACACATCCTCCAAAGGAATATCTTTTAAACTTCTATATTTACTCTTAACAGAGTAAAATCTTTGAGCTAATTTATCAGAGTATGGATAATCAACACTAAGAAGCCAATCTACAGAGTCTGCAAATTGTTGCATAGTTTCTTCTTCTCTTCTATTTTCGGGTATCCATTTTCTTATTGAATGATTAAACATGTCTTTATAAAATCCACCCTCCCGAATTCCTACCTATAATATAAATAAAAAACCGTTGATTGATGGTTCAACGGTCAAAACCTTTATACATCTCTTACCTTTGGTAAGAGACTATACTATGGCTACATTGGTTTTAATTTTTATATATTCATTCCAATTATATTGGAATAAGATATTATCACTATCATAGTACTTCCAAAGGATACCTCCATCCTTAGTAAGAGTATCTTCCATAACTAAATCTCCTCCCACATTACTAGTAGGAATAGGATTAGATACTTGTACTACGGTGTTACCACTAGATATTGTAGCTGAAATAACATTATAATATCCATCATTTCCGTTAGAACTCTGAACCCTCACTACGTCATTAGGTAGAAAATGAGATGTCTTATCTCCAGAAACAGTAAAAGTATACGGACTAGAATTATTAACAGCTATTATAGAGTACCTATCTGTGGTTTTAAATAAGGGTAAAGAACTATTGGAAGAATCTAAAAACCCTACGCACTCATAAGAGAAATTACCAGACAACACCGAATCCCCTATTTGATAGTGATGATTAGCTTGCCAGTTTGGGTCTCCCTCTACCTTGGTCTTACATACCCATATTATGTCGTTGTCCTCGGTAAAATCACCTAGTGTGGTAGTAAATGTAGGAATAGAAGAACCAGAATACTTAACAATATCTACAAGCTCAAACATAACATCTATAGATAAAGCATTTATTAAAGTACCTTGAACTAAATCGCCCAATTTATAATATCTGCTAGGGTACCATGTAGGAACTAGCTTACCGTATCTTTGTATACATTTCCATGTCATTCCATTATCTATAATTAAATCTCCATCAACATAAGACCAAGCGGGTTCTGTAGCTCCCGATTGTTGTATAAAATCAGAAGCCATATATATTTTTCCGTTATCTGGGGAGAGAGTTATGAAATCTCCCAATCTGTATTTAGTACTATTGTCTCTAACTGTGGTATTAACAGTTACTCTGGTTCTTTTTATATAAGAAAAATTATCCATATCGTGTTCTAATTGTTCTAAATCAAATTCAGTACTTAGAGATTTCTCATAAGCAGACATTAAAGAAGCTACATCACTTTCTACATCAGTTATGGCTATTACATTATTAAGATACTTTCTTAAGTTAAAATTCAATTCTAATTTAAAATGTCTGGGGTCTGATATTCTAGGCATAGGAACTCCCATAGCCCTTCTTATATCCAAAGAACTAAGAACACTAGACTTCTCATCATCTGTCATAATAGTATAGTCATTCTTAATATAAGTCAAATTTACTATAGCTGGAGAAAAATCAGTACTATTAGTATCTGCAAAGTTATATCCTAAATTTCTAAATTCTTTCAAATAGTCATTTCTAGCTCTTATAAGTACTTGTGTTTCGTGATACAAAGGAGCATTTACCCTTATACTATCGTTACTCTCTGGAGCTATATATGGAAAAGTACTAGTTACTGAAGTTACGGAACCAAAGTCAAATTTAATATCTGATAGAGAATAAGATACGGTAGCTAACTCTATGTACTGAAGCGTTAATGTATCTGAGGGAGAATATAAATAGCTACCCTCTTGTATGTATGAAACATCTACAGCTCCTAGAGGATTAGACAAAGCTACATACATATCGTTAAATAAGTCTTTAAGATTGCTACTGAGAGGAACTATTGTTCCATTCAATAGTATCCTTATGTAATCACTCACATTTTCAGATATAAATCTAAAAACTTTCAATTTGTCTGTGTCTACTATCAAATCTTCTGTTTTTAAATTACCTATATATACTTTGATAGTGGAAGCTACGTTTTTATTTAATTGTGTTTTATCTACTGTTATGATTTCTAAGTTTTGTATAGTTCCCACTTGAGTGTATTCTGGAATAAATCCAGTAGTATTAGGTATTATATTTAATTCTATTATCTCATTCTTACCCCTGATTACAGAATATCCTAAGTTCTGAGATATTCCTACCAAAGAAGTTCTATTTTGTGCATAAGTAATATAGTTCTCTCGTCTAGCTATGGTAACTAGATAAGATATAAATGAAGCAAAAGCTGATAACAGTCTTATTAACAACCTACCTGTAGAAGATTCGTAAAAATCTTTCCACTTCTGAGATTGGGCTTGACTATTATAGTACTCAGTCAAACTATCAAATATCTGAGAAAACGATAATGAATCTAATTTAATAACCATTTTATATATCTAACCCCTAACTGTTTCTACAACTGAAAATTTTTCAGTAAATCCTTTTATCTTGAAATAGATAAAAGCTTTATAAGCATTATTATCTATGTCTGTAACAACCCTAGACATATTCATATCTAACAATACTCTATCATCCCAAAAAGTTATATTATTTACTATATCCTGAAAAAGTATTATAGCATTTGTATCATCTATAACATCAAAAAGATAATCATCCCTCTCAAATCCAAAATCTGGAAGATACAGTACTTCCGTCTTTCTGGTTTTTATTATACTACTAATACTCTGAATTACAGAATCTAAATCTATAACTTCAGGTCTTTTGTAGGAATCATTAGCATTTATATCAGAATACAACATTTATTTTCTCTTTCGTTAAACTTCTACATATAATATAAATCTATAGAGGGGGAGAAGTTGTACCGCCTTGAGGGTCGATGTGTATATGACTTTTTCCAGATTTACCACTAGAAATATTATCATTGGCTGTAACAGTTCCAACAACATTAACAGCTCCTCCTATGTTGACATCTCCCGATATATTAGTAGTGGTAGCTGTTATATTATATACAGTAGTTATTAAATCGGTGGTTCCATCAGGATTCATCCTCAAAACATTACCAGAGACTTGAAAAATATCTATCGTAGTATCTTGATGAATTTTAACATAGTTACCCGAAGGATGTAAAAATTCCCAAGTTTGTTTTTGTTTGTTGATTCTAAAGGTGGTTCCAGTAGGGTCAACAAACCCATAAGAATGAGGGTAGTCCTCATCAAAGGCAGTAGTTCTAGTTTCTAAAGAAGTAACCCCTCCTTTATAATATCCGAAATAGGGGTCTGAGGTAGGATATTCAACAGTTACTTTAGTTCCTATATCTGGTACTGAAAACATTCCAGAGTTAGTACTATTGCCTAAAAATGAAGAGGGTACCTGATTTATCCAAGGTAAGTCGTCGTCTGGAATATACTCAGACGTTCCTACAAATCCGTGATACTGAGGAACTCTAACTCTAACTCTACCTAATTTTAAAGGGTCATTATTGTCTGTTATAGTTCCCTCAAACGAAGATGTCTTTCTATTTTTATCTTTAAGCCATATAAGAGGTTTAGCTAACATACTAAATTATCTCCAGTGTTATTTTGTTTGAAAATTTTACATTACTACGATATATTATATAATCGTAATATTTGTTATTTATTTTTATACTCTTATAATTAACCTTAAAACTTTTCTTATCCACGATATCTTCGTCTGGAAGATAAACTTTATAGTCTTCCCCATCAACCCTAACAGTTCCTACTTCCATATAAGATGGATAGGCTATGTACACATATCCTTTAGGAACGAATATTTTATGTATATATCTTCTTATGCTTTCATCACTGTACAGTTGTTTTAATTCATCTTCATTGATATTAATATCATTATAGGAGCCCCAATATCTTCTGAATACTGCTGAATCCTGTTGATTTATTATAGCTCCGTCTTTAAGATATGCTAATGTTTCTAATAAAAGATTATTCAAACTAGCATTTCCTGTCTCTACAGTATCTGTTAATTTATCCTGTACATACCACCCGAAGGTACTAGCAGTATATTCGGTTGCTTTCAAGGAGGTAGCTCCCATATTAGGTATAACTAAATAACCCATATCTATGAAACTATCGTAAGTTCCTGAAGTTAGTTCTAATATGATAGAATTATCCTCTGAAAGATATACCGTCTCTCCTCTAGTCGATAAATAATCAAAGGTAGTCTTAAGTATATCAAATATTAAACTATCCGATAAAGAGCTTAAAACATGTTCTAACTTAATCCAAATTCCATTATCATCAAATCCAAATAAAGTGGAGGTTAAACTTTCTAACTCCTGAGCAAGTATTCTTATATTAGGTAAATTTAATTTTAGTCCTTTTAAGGATAATAAGTCTTTTATTTGATTCATTACATCATTTATTTTAGATATAGCTTGTGTATAATCATTATTCTCTTGTACCTCCAAAGACACGCTATTCACCTCCCTAGTATAATCAATTAATTCATTAAAAGACTCTCTAGTAAGAACTAGATGAGTTTGAAAATTTTTATTTTCTCCTATAGTTCTAACAACTTTAGATATTAGATATTTCCCAGAATATAATCCCTCTGTTATATTAATATTACTATCGGTACCCTCTAGGTACTCTACCATATCTAAAACATGTAAATCCTCTATATATTTACCAATAAAGGATACGGTTAATCTAGCAGTCGACAAGTTAATCAAACTTGATATATTATGTAGATAGTTATTCCAATATCCAGAAAAAACATTATCGTTAGAAAGAAAATCATAACCATCTTTTCTTTCTACATTAAAAGAATCTAAATCAGAGGTCATGGCTATAATAGGGGATTGGGTAAACTTTACCTCTTGATAACCTCCCTTAATCATATCATAAACCCTGTTTATTCTATTTTGAACCATACTATTAACTGCCCCAGCATCGTTAGTTATTTCTGGAGTACCATTTATCCGTATATCATTTGAGTTAATTGCAGGTCTGTTACTTAACCTATACTTGGGTTTACTTTTCACTTGAGTATCAGAATTAAATAATCTGAATGCTCCGTTCTTAGTAATAGCTACCAAAGGAATAGCCTTATTAGATAATCCCATCCTATACCAAATATCGGTTATAAATTCCCTATAACTTTTTCTACAGCATAACCATTTTTGTAATCCTGAATCTTCCCCATCTATATTTGTTTCAAAAGTGAAAAACCTAGATACTACTTGTTTTATGGCTCCAAATCCAGATACTTCAGTATTTGAGTCAGAAGTAACAGATTCTGTATGGCTTCCCTTCATATATCCTAAAGCATCGTAGAATCCAGATATCTCTATATAAAATCTATTCTGTCCGTAATTCTGTAAATCTTTTTTAAATATTCTTAGGGGTATCGAGACTTTATCCTCGTCAGAACTTCCTATAGTTATTCTTATAACATTATTTTCTATTAAATAACTTCTTAGTTCTGGAATAGAAAAACGGAACTTCAAGTCAAAACTAGGAAGAGTGTTACCTGCTTCCTCTATTAAAGTAAATTCTACAAGGTCTCTGGATTCTATAAAATCCTTATAGTTACCTACTTGCATATCAAAAATATATTGTCCTTGAATTTCTATCATGATTATCCTATTGAAGACTTTTTAAACTATAGTATAAAGATTCTAAGTCAGATACACTAAAATAGTTTAACAATCTCCCCGTTTTTAATTCTGATAAATCTATTATATTATTATACAACATTATTAAATGAGTATATATTACAGTATCATATATTCTATACGATATTAAGTCTGGTCTTTCCTCTTCTACGGTTATAGTAAAAACTCCTTTTACTGGAAGATTTTTAAAATTTTCTAAAAAATAAGAATCCAATACGTCAAAATTATCATCTTTCCAAGGAAGAAGTTTTCCTAAATCATATCTCTCCTTACTTATATATTCTGGGTTGACAAAAAACATTATTGTATCTCCATATTTGGTGTTTGTAAAAACATAGACTGCATTTCATCATAGTAGGGAAGTCTGGTAGGACTTAAAGTAACTGTAAGTTTAGTCCAATATGGCTGACCATCAGGAGTAAGGGTAGTGGAGTATTCTGGTCTAAAACCTTTAATTAAAAGATTCATAGCTCTAAACCATTGACCTATAGTCAATATCACTGTTCCTTTTAATGGTTTCCTATTAATACCTATATTATTACCATATTGTGCTAAGTTGACTGGTTGGTACCCCCAATGATATTTAACAGCTACAGGAACTCCTAATACTGGAGAATTCTCTGGATAAATAGCTTGGTATAGTTTATTAACTATCTCTGTTGGTTTAATAGTACTGTTAGTTGCTATGATATAAAAGCTAAGATTGAATACAGGTATATTGGCTCCAGTCCACTGCTGAGTAGTGTCTAGGTGATTCAATATTTGAATGTCGCTTCCTAGCCTAGCTAACCATTGATTAGCTTTAGTAGAATATTCTCTTCCGAATAACTGGTCAGACCAGTTAGCTTCGTTTTGAAAATCAAAAGGTCCCTCAAGATACCCCAAAATAACATTACCTTGGTCTGGTTCTCCTCCAGTTTGTTTTGGTAGTATTAATTTTACCTTTAGTCTATCATCATTTATAACTCTATCGAAAATATTCATTATGCTATATCCCCATAATCTATATGATGATTAAGTAATTCGTTGTCTGATTTTAATTTTCTAGTTGATTTATCTTTAGCTGGCTGAGGAATAGGTATCATCTGAGCTTTATTATCCGCTATATTTCCTACTGTCTGAGATATGGATTTTTGTTCTGGCATAGTAGCTACTTCGTTACCTATGTTTGAAAACTCGGCAGGATTTTTCACCCATTTATTTTGACCCCCTACATCGTAAGTTAATACGTCAGATGCGTTTAAGCTCTTCATCTCTCCTGTAGTTTTATTGGAGGCTAAAACTTTATAATTACCATCTTTATCCTGAGTTATGTTCTTAATATTGTATTTATTTTTAAAGTTATCGTAGTTAGTTGTATCTACTGCCTGTCCTTTATTAGATAATGCTAATTTTGTAGTATCCACGTTACTGGCATCCATCATAAATTTTTGTCTTTGCTCCCAAATAGACGGACTAGCAGAGGATAATTTATCCCCCAATGAACTAACAGTACTTTTATTCTTTTGATAGGCTGGAATTACCTTTGTGGGGTCTATAGCTTTTCCAGAAGTATCCCTTACTTTATAATGTAGAACAGATTGACCCTTTCCTACTCCCACAACTCTACCAGTAGTCCCAGTCTCTCCTACAACCCCTCCAGTAGGTACTATGTCTCCGAGTTTAACATTCTGTTTACTTAAGTGAGAAAAAGATTCAGTAGTTCCTTTGGGATTTTTAACAAAGACATAGTTACCTGAAAGTTTATCGCTTCCTATTTTTGTAACTTTCCCGCCCCCCAAAGATGATTTAACTGGACTTCCATAAGGCTGTGCTAAATCTAGGGCACCATGTATTCCATAGTCTCTAGGCGAACTAAAAGTATCTGTTATTTTTCCTTTAGTGGGTAATAGCCCTTTTAACCCCTTAAGAATTCCAGCACCCACTCCAGTATACTCACTTTGTACTTGAGCTGGGGTTTTGCCCTGTCTTTTAGCCATGGCATCTATTCCCTTACCAGCAGTATTAGTAGCATTACTTAGAGCTATTCCTCCTCCCACCACTAGAGCTCCTCCCGCTAAATAAGGAAGTAATGGAGCCAATGCTCCAGCAGCAGCGGTTAATTTAGGTAAATCTGTAGCTGGATTAAAATTCTTTACCATATCCCCAACACCTTTACCCATCATTTCAGCAGAGGAGAAAACAGCGGGACTAGCTCCTCTTAACATTGGATTTTCAGCCATGCCTAAAGCAGCGGTTTTCCCTGTCATTACTACTGCAAAATCTGCTAAATCAGCAGTAGTCTTTTTAAGCTCTCTAGCTAAATGTGATACTGCTCCCCCTTCATCTTTGCCTTTTCCTCCCTTGCCTCCAGTTTCCCCCTGTTCTTCCAGATAACCTTCTATCTTATCATTACTTCTTTGATTATCGGTTAATAGTCTAACTACCTCTTCTAAAGATACGTTAGCTTCTTTCAAATCAGTATCTAATTTCTTATAAGGGGCAAAGGTAGCAGTTTTAAATTCCTTCTCGTTTTCTGCATAATATTCTAAATTTTTATCTAGCTCCATTAAAATATTTACAATCTTCTCATCATTAACTTTACCCGTCTTTAAAGTACTATCTAACAATCCTTTGAGTTCTTTGCTCAAAGCTAAATCCTCATCAGAATAATCTCTGAGAAAACTAAACAGGTCTAATTTAAAATCATTACTAATCTTCTCATCTTTAACCATCTTCTTAAAATTAGTCAAGATATCTTTTATAGGCACTCCTATCTGTTCTTGACTATCCGACAAAGCATCTTTCATAGTCTGTACAAATTTAGCTAGTTCTTTTTTCTCTTCTAACTGTAATCTCTGTCCAGATACATATCTATCCATAGTTTTTTTAAAGTTACCGTCTATCTTAGTCATGAGGTCTATTAACTTTAAAAATCCCTTATCGTCATTAAGACTCTCTTCTCTTCCCTTTTTACTAGAAACTTTATCTTTATTGTAAGAATTCTCCAATAATTTATAATAGAGAACCATTTGTTTTATAAGTTTGTCTAATTTATCATTAGTGGCTTTCTCCCTTTGTTCCATGCCAGAAAACATCTTCGACATTGAAGATGTTAAATCCAAAAATGGATTATTCTTTATTGGTTCTTTTGGTTCGTTTAAAGCCATGATTCCTATTTCTTTTTCTCTTTTATTAAGGATTCCCACATATATAATATTTCTGAATAAGGTATATCCATAATATTTACAATATCTGCTACTTCATTTCTAGCCAAATGATATTTCATTTCTAATATCATATTCCTGTCCACGAAAGGGTCTGGTTATTTCTGCCTCCGCATAATTCGCAGGATTAACAAGATATTCAAAATGACAATCAGAACATTTGAATGGTATCTTAGATAATCCATGATAAAGTAATTTATTGATATATTCTACTTTTTCTACATCATCTCCTACTAGGCTATATATTAAGTTATAGGCTTCTCCCGAAGGTAAGTTATCCACGTGTTTAGCAAAAACATATATGACATCTCTTATTTTATCTAACTTTAATATCTCCAAGTAATCCCTAATAGTTAAAAATTTAAAAGAAACTTCTGTTTCTTTAATTCTAATTCTTATAGGCATCTTAGGAATCTCAGTATCCTCAAAATCCATATCTTTTAATTCTAGGGTTCTCGAGTTTTTTAAATCACAGTTAGGACAGAAAGCTTGCATTTGAAACAAAGGAGTTCCAAGACTTGCTATCTTTCTTAACCATCCAATATAAACAACATCATAGAAAGTTAATTCATATTTATCCATTCCAGTAGCCCTTACACCCTGTAAAAGATATTCATATAATTGTACAGCATCCATATTAGAGTTATTTATCTTTTGTAAATCTCCCAATGTATAAGGATTATAATAAATCCTAGTAGCTTCTGGGTAAGATAGTTTTTTAGAAGGTAGATTCTTAATCTCCACTTCTGGTAAAAATTTGTTTTCCATCCAACAACCTCTCCTGTTATCCTAAATAATCAATTACTAAAAAATTAACTGTTAATTCTCTAGCAGAGGAATCCCGAGAGGACATTTCTACTTTAACATCCCCCCTAGGAATTACTTTATATTTAGTTTCTAATACGATATTTCTCTCAAAATTTAATTTATACACAGATAAATCTCGATAGGAATCTTCTAAATAGTTACAAGTAACTCCATCATGCACCTCTAAAAACCAAGCACGTAATGATTTTTCTATTATACATTCTTCTGTATCATATATTGTCATACTTATTTCTGGTATACCTTTTTGAGAAGGTATCCTGAAATTATTATAGTTTGGTAATGCTATATCTTGGGTAACTATCTCTGGTAAGTTTTCTGTAACGGTACTAGCGGGAATGATGTAATTATCCAAAGGACTATTTATACCCCCCTGAAGTCTTACCATGAATAGATATTTAGCTCCCCAAGTAATATCGAAAACGGTGGATAAATCGTCCCTCGAAGAATTATTAACAACTCCAGAAGAAAGAAGTCTTTGAATATCGCCTACCTTATCTGACAATGCTCCTAGAGAGGATATCTTACCTAAGCTATCCTTAGCATTTTGAATTCCTTCTTTAGCTACAGAATCCGCTGTCTGAGATATCGCTCCAGTTAATAATTTAGGAGTGTATTTATCAACCATAATTAAATCCTACCTCATTCCTATTTATAATATAAATTATCTTGAGGTAGTATTTTTAAATTTAAACTCGGTAGATAGCTAAGATACGTTCTATTGATGGGTCGCTTTTAGCTAAAGCACTCGCTTCATTAACACAAGTAGCGTAAACAAATTTCTTAGATTGAGCAAAACCTTTAATAGTACAGTCTATTCTATATTGATAATAGTTACTCCCATAAATATTATTGCTAACAGTTTCTTCTTTCGTTTCCTTGGAACAAGAAATTGCTGGAGGAGTATTAAACATAACCCAAACTACAAAAGCTATGAAAGCTACTACTAAAATAACAACTGGATTAATCATCATAGCTATTAAAGAACCCATAACTAGGATACCTATCAAGATATTAGAAACAAAATTGTCTTCCTTGGTTTGGTATCTTTCTATATCTAACATAATTCAGTCCTCTATCTTAACCTTATATAATTAGTATAATATAAAAGAGGGTTGTTGTCAACCCTCTTTAAGCGTATTATGAACTTTTGTAACGTATTATACCTTTTGTCCATCTGCCAAGAAATAATCGAATCTCAAAGTTATTTCTGGGTTTATTGTAGCATTAGAATCTCCCGCAGGGCTTCCTATGGTATGAGACTGCATCCAGCAATTTTTAAGAGTATACTCAAATATCTTAGCATTTTCACTGGCTAGAGGTCTTAATACTATAGTAGGACAAATATACTCAGGTTTTCTTTTTTGGGTACCTGCCCCTGGTTTCCAAAGTAACTCTCCCCAGTCTCTGATAAATCTTTCAATGATACCATTATCACTTTCAACAAATGTTAAAGTGATGGGGTCATACGTCCTTAATCCTGCTTGGTATACTTTGTGTCCATGAATACCAACCTCTATTTCTTCATTAGAAAATTTAGGGTATTCTGAAGAAAGAGCACGAGCGTTCAAAGAATCGCTGTTGTAATTTCCAGCATTAGCTATAGCCGATGGAAGGGTAGGTATAATAACTTCCCATCTATACAGAACAGCAAAATCCTGATTGTTGATGATTTGAATTATGTCTGGTCTAGTCATCTAAAAGACTCCTATCTATATTATCCTAGTAAGTTCTGAGCTAAATTTAAGTCAAATCCAGTTCTTGTGATAACCACTGACAGTGTAATAAATTCTGCTGTTTTAGTTGGTTGCACAAATAACCAGACGTTCATTATGTTATTGTCTATATCGGCTGGAGTATTGTTTGTTTCATCACAAACAACTTTATAATCATAGACACCTTTTCTGGATTTTATGTTATCCATATAAGATTCCATACCTGTTCTTATTAATAATCTTGTGAAGTCGTCATTAAATTCAAACAGATAATCTTCTAAGAAAGCTGCTAAAGCTGGTTCTATGGTTATTAAAAGTAATCTCACGTTCAATCTATCTAGTGCTGAAGGTCTAGCAGATAATGTTTTTTGACCCCAGATAGCTATCCCTTTTCCCACAGAAAATTTAATAGGGTTAATTCCTGAATCATAGAGTAAATCCAATTCCCCTTCAGTAAATCTTCTTTTGGTGTCAAGTACATTAATCATACCTCTTTTGAAACCTGCTGGAGCGAACCATATTTCGTAATTTGAAGAGGTATCTGATATAGCTGCTGCTGCGTATCCGTCAGGTGCCACGAATATATCTCTATCATTAAACCTGTCTCTAATTTTAACGTGGGGTGAGTATAGAGCAGAGTATGAAGAATTCAGGTTAAGAGTGGTTTTTCTATAAGTAACTATGTCCGTCATATAGTTACTTGAATCTTCAGTATAATATGGAGTAGACAATATACCAACACAGTCTTTTCTGCTTTGGCACAAACTATCTATAGCTTGTTGATATGCTACGGTAGCCCATCCTCCGTCCATTATTACTGTTAAAGGTATCTCTGCTTTGTTATTCAATGTATTAAGAGCACTAATCATATTAGTATCAGTTACTGATAATCCGTCTAATGCTCCAGTTAATGTCAAGAAGGTAGTTTGTTCTTTTATAGTCTCAGTACTGACAAGAGAAGTATTATCTATTGCCCTAATATAACTAGAACCTAATAGAACATCTTCTATGTAGATGTTTTTACCATATCCATCTTTAGCATTTACATCTCTCGAACATGTAAATACCTCTAAAGTTTCTCCAGTAGATTGTTTATACACTTGAATCTGAAACGCATCTGGTTCTTTTACAACGTCTGGACTATTAGCATAAGTAAATAATTTTATCTCAATATCATTAGCCCAAGAACCTTGATTAGCTCCTGTTATAAGGAATAAGTCATCTGATTGAAATTCATAAGTTTGTGGATTTACTAAACTGTTTCTAAAAATGGTACCGTCTACTACGTTACTAGCTAATGTTTCGGATACTACAACTTCTGTATCTCCTGCTACTAAAGTAGCACTTACTACTGTATAAACTCCATCATTTCCCGTAGAGCCTTGAACTCCTATTTTATCTCCAACATGACAAAAAGATGTTAAATCTGTAGCCATTGTGAATTTTTTGTTAGGTTGGTCTACTGCTGTAATAGCTCCTATCTCAACATCAGTTAATTGGATGTTGGTATTAATAGTAGATACCTCTTTGTATATGCTACCGTCTGCTGTAGCATCGGGAACAACTTCGGATACTACAACTTCTGTATCTCCTGCTACTAAAGTAGCACTTACTACTGTATAAACTCCGTCATTTCCAGTAGAGCCTTGAACATTTATAGAAGTAACTCCTGTAAAGGAAGCTGTTAAATCTCCAGTTAATGTGAATTTTTTGTTAGGTTGGTCTACTGCTGTGATAGCTCCTATTAGAGTATTAACTAATATAGGAGTTTTTCTCACAACTAAACCACCGTATGTGGAACCATTATCGGCTCTTACAACCCATAATCTATTAGCTTTTGATAAATAGGCTAAGGCAGAATAAAAAGCCATATTATATCCCACTTCTACTCTTTGATTAGGAGTAAAATAGTTTAATAAGTCTGTATCCGAAGTTACAAATATAGGCTTATTAATATCACCTTTTGGTGCTGGGATAGCTATAGCTGCATAAGTTCCTAAGGAACTTGGAACTCTTGTAGAGATATCAATCTCTTTTACATTTATGCGAGGTGCTGTCATTATTAATTCTCCCGTATCAAATTATATTAATTTTTGTATTTTTAACAGAGGATTAAGTGCTCCTTCTATATCGGAGATTTTCTCAACAAAGAAACTTTCCCTAGGAGATACTACTTTAGATTCTCCTTTAAGAACTATATTTATAGGGTAATCTGCTCTGGAAACGATTTTTGCTTCAAACATTTTATTATAACTCCTAATTAATACTTCAATCCTATTTATAATATAAACTATCAACCATCTATATTTATTTCCTCGTATGGTTGGTTCATAATTAAATTTCCCATATCTGGAACATTTTTTATCTTTAAAGATATATGTTTTATTAGCTTAGAACTTGCAATTCCAGAAGGACCCCCTGAAGCATTTTCTTTTTTTATGACGGGATACTCTAAATTAAACGAATTAACTAAAAAGCATATTTCCCCTCTTGATTGGTCGTTATAGTTTTCAAATTGGTTAGATTCAATATCTTTTAAAAATATTGTAGCTGGAACTTCCATTATCGTATTTTGTTTAATCATGATTCCATCAGCTATAGCAGAATTTATAGATTCTTGAACTATTATTTCTGTGGTTCCCGCTACTATGATTGAACTTACTACGGTATAAGAACCGTTATTACCAGTAGAGTTTATAAGTAACAGAGAGTTTAGAGGTTCTAAAGTAAATTCTGCATTCAAAGTAAATTTTTTAAGTCCTTGGTCTACTCCAATTACAGTATCCAAATCCAAATAATCTGTTGGAACTTGATAAGTAGTCTGATAATGTTTGGTTCTGTCGTAAGCCATTAAAAAATATTCTTCAAACTCCATTAAATAGGTAGGGTCGTTAGATACCCAACAAATATTAGTTTGAGCTTGCACATTCTTAACAGTATATAAATCTGCCGATAATGCTCCTACGTTTCTATGAGATGCTTTAAATTGTCTTGGTTGTGTGGGAACAGCATTTAAAACTCCTCTATTATACATAGCAAAAATAAAAGGTTCCCCCCTATCCTCATAAACAAATTGAGATAATCTTTTGTATACCTTGTCTTCAAAGCTAAAATTAATATTATAAAAATAATGCTTGTTCCCTATATCTGGAAACTCTAAAAAATTAAAGCCAGAATTAACTTTCATATCTATAAAGAATCTTTGTACTGCAAACTGATAAAACATATTCTTTCCTTTAAGTAAGTGGACGTAAGTATTGTTTAATCATAATAGTGCTGTGGTCTCCAGTAACAACTCCATTAGCATCTGTAGCTAAGGCACCAGTAACCACTTTATCTATTTCTGTTTGGAAAGACATCTTAGCCCCTCCTAAGAAAGCATCTATCCTAGCTCTTGGGGGTATCCTTTTCTGTTCATGAGTTATTATGTAAGGTCTTTCGTCTCCAAAGAAGCTTTCAAACTGAGTTAAATTTCCTCTCATAGCATCTGGTTTTATAAAATTAACTATAAGGATTTTTCTATTCGTTTCATCTGGAATAGCCTTATATCTTACTTTTCCAAAATCATCAAACATATCATCCAACTTATCTGGTAAGTATACACTACAAGGGAGTCCAAACAAATCTTCGTATATGTCTAAAATATCTGGTGTTAAATCCGTAAAAATCTGCAATAAATCTGTAAGAATTGACGACATCTAATAATCCTCTCAATCTAAATATAATATAAAACAAAAATGGGACAGACCTCTCGGTTGTCCCTTAGTAATTATAATATAAAATTATCTTTCGTTTATGAGATTATCTAAATGTTTACTAAAATAGAAGAGAACTTCTCTTTTATCAGACTCTGTAGCGTGGTGGTATTTCTGTATCTCTTTCCATACCTCTTCTTTGCTCAAATCCTTCCATCTATTTTTTATGTTGTTCTCTATCCGTTCTATAGTTCCAGTATAACCTGTTTTATGATTTCCTCCTCCAAAGTCTCCTACCCCTTCATGTTTCTTTTTCTTTTTAGTCGATTTCATTTTCTTAGAGGCACCAGCACCCGATAAGTTATAATTCTGACCTCTGGCATCTACTACGCTCAAAGGAAGTTTAGGAAGTGCTCCTAAGTCAGCTACCGTTCCGTCCTCTTGTATTTTTGCTCTTCCTACATTTATAGCTTGTATTAAATGTTCTTTTACCTGTTTAGCTCTTTCTACTACATCGTCGGATGCTCCGTAGGACATTCCTTCGTCTTTTATTATGCTGTCTAAGGTCTCGAGAGAATTGTGTATATCGTCAAGAGTACTTTGTAGAGTATCTTCATATATATCATAGTTTTCGTTTATTACTTTTTTTATTCTCTTGAAAGACATTTTTATTACCATCCATCTTCTTCGTTATCGTAATCATCGTAACTGTCTTCTTCTGACTGTTCAAAATGGATACATCCAAAGTTCATACCAACCATGTGGTTTCCTTCTTCTACATACACTCCAGCACCATCTATGTTTAGTTCATTATGTTCATTGACATCTTCGCTAGTACATTCACCCATCAGTCTGGAAGATTCATTCTCTTTATAAAATTTACACTCGTGGCAATACCCAGTCATTATTCTTCCTCGTCTCCAGATAATTCTTTGTGTAGTTGTACATAGTGGTCATAGTTATCTAAATCTGCTTTAGACACTGAGCCAACACCCATACGTCTTCCTTCTTTTTGAGCTTGCATAGCTTTAACCTTAGCTATAAATTTAGCTTTCTCTATCTGTTCTGGAGTTCCTGCTCCGACAGCACCTCCAGTTCCACCCTGAACATCTATCGCATGGAGTTTAGGAATGTTATTTTTTATATTATCCATAAAGCCTTCACTTTTTTCTGGACGGAATTTAACTTTAAGTTTATCCATGAGAGCATCAGCTTTATTACCAATCTCTGGGTCTTCCGATTTATGCCAAACTTTAATATTGTTTAAAGCTCTTATTACCTTGGCATACCCTTTTTTATCTACTAAGTCAACATAATGTTTAAAAGGAACTTGCCAGAAGTTTTTATCCTCTGGTATCTCTAATAAATCACTATGTTTAACTTTAATCTTGACTTTGGCTTTTTCGTCGAGTTTTAGAGAATCAATCAATTGATTAATTCGTCCGAAATTTTTACTCTCCATCTTATTTTCCCCATTATCTTTATTATCAATTCTATCCATTTTATCTTTAGGAGATTCTTCTTCTCCCCCTTTATCTTCCGTAGATAATTGATTCCATTTTTTATTTACATATTCATCGTCAAAAAAAGGTATTACAAACTTCACTCCCTTATAAGAAGAATAATTTTCTTCTGCTTTGTCTCTAAAAACAAAAGTTCTTCTTACTTGAGTACTGTTATAATTTCCATCATCGTCTACTTCCATATAATGAAATATCATATTGTCATCAACACCATTTCCATATATAAAAGAAAGTTGTCCGAATTCCTTAGCTAACTCTTCTAATTCATCTAAAGATAATCCAGTAACTAAATAAGAATTTTCCAAAACTCCTTCAAAATTTCCTTGAAGGGGAAATACCCTCGTATTGGGATGAGTTTTAAATTTCTTTAAAAGAGTATAATTTCTTTTATTATTAACAGAGTCGGGTAATCTTTTACCCATACTATTTTCAGCAGTAATAATACCAATACTTAAATTCTTTCCAGACTTTCCTCTTAGTACTTTTTCCACATCTGAAAAAATAGTTCTTTGCTCTGAGGTTAGCATTTTTAATCTCCGAATTTAGTTTTCCTAAATATAATATAAATATTACAACCTTGTTTTTCTAAACTCAAACTTTTTATCGTTTATTAATCCATATAATATAATAGACTCTTTATCACAATCACAAGAAGTTTCCTTACTTCCTAGTTCCAAAGTATTAGATACTAGTTTAATATTTCCACAAGAATGACATTCTAAGATAGAATAAGTATTCATGGTTAAACTCCTAATTCGTTCCATACTTGTAATATAGTGCCATAACAAGAATATTCTTTTCCTATCTTATTTCCATCCTTAGTCAAATTCATCACATCTACTAAAATAGAAAAAGGTAACTGTTTTATCTGAACTTTATAAGAAAGTTGTTTTAACAATTTAACTTTATCTTTTTTATTTAAACTTATTGACCCGTCTTTCAATATTCTCATAGTATCTCCTTTAACAATATAATTTTATAATAACAAAAAGAAGACTATATTTCAAGTCTTCTTCTATAAGTTTGTTACAATACTTATTATTGATTTATTCTTCTTCCCCCCTAAACGTGGGACAAACCTCCCAAGACATATCTTCAACACCACAGGTAATTTTAGTTTTACTACAAGTTCCATTAACTTGTTTTTGAGGACAAGTTAATATAGTTCCCAAACTAAAACCGCAGGAACCACAGGTGTCCTCTTTTATATCTATCTCACCGCAACTGGGACAGAAAGCTCTCGTATCTTCTGACATGTTATCCTCCCCTTAAACTTTATATACTATAAAGATAATCCATTATTCTGTAACATGGCTGCAAACTGAGCTAGGTGCTTACAAAGACCTTGATATTTTCTAACATCTGGATTTCTGGGGGCATGAGTTTTTGTTTTCCTGACATAAGGTTTAAATCTTCCTCCAAATTGAATACCAGCAAGCATATTAGACCAAGACCATGTGAAGTAATAATCGCTACAGGAGCAACGCACCAATACAGATTGTCTTTTCATATCAAACTTCTTTATCCAATAAAACTTATTTTGATACTGTATCCTAAAATGTGTATTGGGGTCATAGGTAGGATTAACATTAGTATTAACTATAGGTTTTCTTACAGGTATCTGAGGTTTCTCTGAATCTATTATAGTAGGTTCTTGAGTTTCTTCTTCTGCCTGTACTGTTTCCGCTACCTCTTCTATTATTTCACAATTCATAAATAATATATTGGATAAGTGAACTGAGTTTTCAGTCAATCCCCAGAAAGAAGCGGATATAAGAACCGTCTTAGTTCCTAAAAAAGGAACTATCTGGTTTATTTGTCTCTTAGGAGATTGAGAATAATTTCTTCTCCAAACCGCTGGTTGCCCTTTAGCATTGGGTATTTGTGTAGCCTTTATCCATATTTGTTCTAGCGTTAATCTAGCCATTTAATTTTCCCCGACAACTTATTACTAATATTATATCATAAATTAATTAAAATATCAATAGTCTTCCCTATTGCGTATTAAGTTTATTATATCTACATTATTATTCAGTAAGTCTTTTTTATCTATTGATATAGAATTAATCTTATCTCCTCCCTTAAATACATCCAATAAAAATTTATTAGGATATTCTTTAACAGTCTTTATGTCGTAACCTTTTTCTCTAGCTAATTTAATTACATTATCCAATTCATAGTTAGGTGTGGGTTTGGAATAAGTATCCAATATACCCACTTCTTCTGGACTTAAAACTCCTTCTACTAATTTTAATATCCTTTTCATCATGATTTTAATTCCCATAATTCATTTAAATATTCTACTACAAAACTAGCCTCATCTTCCGTATCCATGTTTTCCAACCATGCTACGGGTATTGGAAATACTCTGGGATTTCTTTTAGTATCTAATATAGGTTTTCTATTAGACAATATAAATAACTGAGCTAAATAAAAACTAGGGCTTCTAAGTTTACCCGTAACTTGAACTAAGTACCCTTTTTTATTAAAGGCTGGTAATAGTAACTTATTCACCTTATCCACTACTTCATAAGTAATAGGTAATTTAGGTAATTCTCTATAATATAATTTATTACCATAGTACCAATTTCTTATTTCATTTCTATCTTTTTCATGTATCTTTTCTATAAAAGTTTTAGAGATAGTTTTTCCTATCATATCTGAAAAAGCGTTTACTAGAGGCAGGGGGACTGCTCTTAAAAATCCAGTAGCTAATCCTCCCAAAACATCAGCTAATTCGTTTCCTACCGTGGATAAAACACTTTTTCCTACTCCCTTCAATAAGGACAAAGCAGGATTTTCTTCATTTATTTTATTACTCAATTCTATTATTTTATTAAACTTCATTATTACTAACCTTATTTTCATTAATAAGTTTATTAAAAATATCAAACAGGGGAACTTTCTTGTCCCCCAACTCAAAAACTCTAGTCCTGAAGTACTCTCCTAGAGTCATTTCTTTCTGACCATCATTTATTATAGTATCCTCGTTAAACATCCTCTCAAGTAATCTTCTGAATTGTTCTATCTGAGGCTCATTAAAAGATACTCTATCTTGGAGATACTTATCATAATGGTATTTATCATCACTAGACGTTTTTATGCCATTCAAAGTTTCAGTGAATAATTGATTACTGTAAGGTTTCTCCTCTGTAGCAAAGTGAATTCTTGTAAATAATAAATAAAGTAGGAACAAGGTAGACTTATCGCTAGTGGGTGTAAAAGAAAATCCATAATGTATACATAACTCAATAATAGATTTTAACTGTGTCTCAAACCACTGTACTAATTTATTAATACTAGCTTCACTTCTAGCCACTTCTTCTTTACTTAAATAAGATTGTTGATTTTCTGGTTTGAAATCTGGATTATCTGGGGAAGTATCCCAATCACTAGCTATCTGTCTAGCTATTTCCTCAAAAGTAGTATCTTTAGAAAAAGTGATAGTTAGAAATTTCTTTTCGGCATATATCATAATCTTAGGTCTGTGATAATCTGACCATTTGTTTTCCTTATGTGTTTTTTCTCCCCAAGATTTATTTTTATAATAATCGTCATCTACATCAAATTTTATCGCTATTCTCCTGCCTTTATTAGTCCAGTACACACTATAGCCGTTTTGATTAGTTCTTAAAGCTTCTTGAGATAACAATTTATCCCCATCTATCATAGCAAGTATCATAGATGCTAATTTTCTGGATAACCTTTCTTCGTCTTGAGAAGACATACTGCCAGCTATATAGTCCTCTTTTCCTCCCCTTAACTCATAGATATCTACAATTTTAAAAGAATCTCTAGTTAAAAATATGGTTTGTTGAGGTTCCCTAGGATTAATAACAGCACCTTTTTGATTCTTAGCATTATCTATTATACAATCAAAACCTGCTTTCAGAAATAAACCTGTCTGCTCTTTTCCAGAACGCATCTCCAATTTTACTTTCTCATCACTACTCCAAAAAGGTTTCTTTCCCGATAATTCATTTACATTTTTTATCTGAACTACGGACATAAAAGCTTTTCTCATAGCATTAGACCCTGTATATCCAAAATACTTCTTAGCTCTTTTCAAAAGGTCTTCGATTTGAGAAGGCTTAAACCCCATGTTATTTAAAATTATCTCTATTTGCCTATCAGTCATCTCTGTTATATACAGGGGATTCTTAGAATTATCTTGAATAACCCTAAGATATTTAGCGTTTCTTCCATACCATATATCAGCAGGGTAATCTATAACATACTTTAAAGGATACCCATATATGCCTACGGGGTCTGTGTGGTTAGGATTGTCGTAGGGATTCTTATCTATAGTGTTATCATTAAAATTTGAAAAATTAACATATACTCCATAATCGTCTTTCTTCTTAGTATAGTCTTTTCTGAATTTAATAAAATCTTTGGGATATAAATCAGTCCAAGATATTTCATTAATAATATCTTTTATATCTTTTAAAGATTTATTTTCATTTTTAGGAAAGCTATTGAATAAATTTATGGTAGATAAATCCAAAACAACTACTTCCATTATATGACTATCTTCATCCTTAGTTATAACAGAAGTATAACCTTCTCTCATAATTCTTTTAGCTAATATTTTCCCATTAGTAGTCTTGTACTTACCATGAAGATAATCTTTCCAAAACTTACCATCAGTATAGAATCCTAATTCTAACGGGTTAGCTTTAGAGTTAAATTTAGCATATATAGTAGCAGTTTTACCTAAACCTTTCCATGACAAGGTTTCTTCGTCGTAGGGTTCATTGGTAACAGAAAAACTAATACCGTATAAATCTTTCTTATAGTCCATACCCCAAACTTTGGAAGTTTCTCCAAACTTATTTAAATTAAAGCCACTTCCTAATATGTTAATCTTTGCTTCCTTGGTAGTGTTATGTGCTAATATCAATTTAGAATAATTCATTATTCTATAACCTCATAGGTTACATTGTTATCATTTAGATATTTTATAAAAGCATCATAAAATTGATTAGCTATTAAAATATTGGGAGAATCTAGTTCTCCATTCTCTATATTCAAATTAAGCTCATCTCTTAAGTCTCTTCTTTCAGACCTAAGCATGCCCCCTACTCTCATCTCTTGTAGAAATTTATCTCTATATATTATAATCTTTGTTACATAATCTAAAAAATTAGGTATTTCTATACCCTCTATAGCATAAATACCTTTACCTACTACTCTTTCCTCTGCTTCTACACGTTCTGGGTTACTTTTATCTGCATAGTTATAGTAATTAAAAGGTTCTATTTTATACTTATTAGATAATTTATCCCCATCCACTATAAAAACTATAGCTGTACCAGATATACTTCCCCTAGGTACTTTGTTAAAATTTTTATCCCTAGTAAAAGATATGTACCCATAACCACCATAACCGCTATCTGGTTGTCTCCTACTAGATTTAAGAGAATTCTCTTTAAGAATATGTATAAATTTATCAGCATTAGTAAAATGATAAAGAGTTCCTACCTGTTTACCTTCTAACATCTCTATCAAATTTTTAATCTTTTTAATGGACATAATACACCTAATATACTAACTTACTCATAGGAACCCCGTGAACTAACTTTTGTCTTAGTAAGTTATCATGAAAGTCTTTATCCAGAACATTCATTATTTTGCTACTCTCCACTTCTGGATATACTCTCTCTGGTGTTTTAACCTTAAAAAATTCAATATAATCAGGATTATAGTAAACACCCTTTACTTTATAGTTCTTCTTTAATTGATTAGCTACTTCATCATGTTCTGCATCATCAAAAGCCCATACGTAAAAGTCTCCGTTAAGAGCTATAAAAAATCTAACAGGAGTTTTACCTCCTCTAGTCATTTTTAATATCTCCCCTTTACTGGGATTAACAAAAACATCTATGAGGGCATCTTTTTTCCAACTGGTTTTTACAGAACCCGCCCACTCTTCTTTAACATTATTACATAGTTTTAATATTTTGTCAAACATGTCGAATCAATACCCGAACTCGTACCACTTATCATTGTTATTAAGCATCGTTTGTAACTGGTCTTCTAATACTCTAGCACGGTCTAGCATGGTATCCGCTTGCAGAGAGAAAGGAAGTCCCGCAGAAGGGTCTAATGTTGCTTGATATTTCAAGCTACCGAATGACCTTAGTACAGCTACAGTGAAAGCTAACATAAAGGGTCTATTACTTATATCAAAGTCTCTTATAGCTTTTCTTTTATTGTACATAGTAACAGTTATATTACCCGCACTTGTATCAGTAAGGGTCATATTTACTTTCAAAGTACTCAAATCTATAGTTCCAGAGCCTAAAGTACCTCCTAGTGTAACAATATTACCTACACGTGATACTTCCGTAGCTATATGTTTAACATTAAGAACATCCGTTTTAGATATTTCTAAGCTACCTTGTTTATAATTACATCTTAAAAAGAAATCTATAACAGATTCCCCGTCAATGGTATATGTGGGAGTATCACTTATCTGAAAATTACCTATTACATACTCTCTAAGATATACTACGTTAAAAGTAGATGAAAAAATAGACTTTAATATCCTAGTATGAGGGTCAAACCACCACAAATTACGTGCTATGGGAGCACTATTTCTGTCAAGATTTGGGTATAGTGGATATTTTAAAGCTAAAACAGATAAAGCATTAGGAATGCTAACACCATTTTGATTTACATTCACATTTAAAATATCTCTAACAGGTCTCTTGTTCTGCAATTGTTTAGCAGTGTATACAAATAGTTGTTCTAAATTATCATCATCAAGTCTTAAAGCTTGTAAAGGTATAAGAAGTTGACCTTCACTTATCTTAACTTGCTTTATAAACCATATAAATACTCCAAAGATAGTTTTATCCTACTTAAAATATAAACTATCTTTGTTAAAAATATTATGATTTAGGAGTATTCTTCTTAGAACCTTTCTTCTTAGCAGGTAATGTATTTTCCGACTCTTTTATTTCTAGGTTAGGGTCTATCGTAACATCTCCTACTAACTCTTCATCTTCTGGATAATTATTATCTGATAATTCGTCTGCATCTAATACAGAAGCATCGTCGTGATTAAAATCTTTTAATTTATCTAATAGCTCTATATTCTTTTTACTAAATGCTATTTCTTCTTTAATCCCTTTAACTATGGCTAAGTTAGGTTCACTATCTTCAAAATTAAATGTAGTCTTCAAGTAAGTTTCTATTTCTTCTTCAGATAAGGGCATCAGTTCAGATTTTATATCCTCAGAGGAATCAGTTTTCAAAGAAACATATAGTTCGTTTAAATCCTCATTTACATTTTTATTTATATTAATAGCCACATCTCCAGTTACTCTCCTATTAATAGGAATTAACTTTCCCTCGTCAGTAACTTGGTTGAATAAAGATTCTTCTGGTTCCTCGTCGTACAATCCCATCTCTTGGGAAAGCCTTGAAAGTTTACTCAATCCATCTTCTTCTATAATTTCTTCTAAAATTATATCGCCTTTAAATATTCTTATAGTCTCAGTAAGATGATTTATATAATAGTTATCTAATAATTCCTCTTCACCGTCTGGAGGAATATTAAATACTTGTTTCATTCCATTAACACTCACACCGATAACCCTATTAGATTTATTTATTAATTTATATCTTTTATCCATTAAAAAACTCCTTATCGAACTACTAATATATTATAACATACCTAATTTAAAAAGTCAACATTAGGATATCTTAGATTATGCCTATAGTATACCATGATTATTATATAATGTCAATATAGAAATAGAGATGGTTTTTAAACCATCTCTATTATTGATTCTATGTTTATTACAGAGTCTTATACTAAGTTCTGCACGTCAATCTTAGTAATAAACCTGTTCACGATGACCTTCATGGCTGACCAAACCAATGCGTACCCTTGGGTTTTTAACACATTGTTTAATACTGGTAAACTTCCGTTTACAACTAAAGGCATATATGGACAGTAAACAGCAGGAGCATCGAAGTTGCCTGTACCTTTGTAGATACAATATACAGCACTGTCGTCTATTACGTCTATCGCTCTGATTACTGGAATATTTTTGTTGTACATACCATAAAGTGTAGGTCCTGAAGAAGCAAATCCAGTTCTTTCAAATAAGGTTCCTAATTGGTCAAACAAGGCTGCTGCTTTAACACCACAGATAATAGCTGTTACTTCACCACGACCTGCGTTTTGAGCAATGTGGGAAGAAGCTTCAGCGATTCTGTTTCTGAAAGCAAGTTTGTGTTCGACTTCGGAGGTTCCTGCTGGAGCTGCTGAATCCCATACGATAGGAGTACCGAAAGAAGCATTAGCTATTCTGCTAATAAGAGTGTTTCCCAATTCAGCGTTTATTTCCATTGTAAGGTCGTTAATCATTTCTGTTTCAGCATCCTTACCAAAGGTTTGTTTTAATTCAAACGCTTTCAAGCTACCCATTTCACTTCTTAATGCGAACACTTCGGCTCTAACATCAGCGGAATCGAAACTTGATTGAATCGTAGGAAGGTTTCCGTTTTCTTCGTATTCTGTACCAAACTCAGCTCTAGCAACTTCTACACCAGTAATAGGGGTGATGAAGTCGATAGTTACTAAACCTGTAGCATAGTTAATAGTACCTGTACCTAATGCTCCACCAACTGGAACAATGTTTCCATTACCATCATCTATTAAGGTTTGGGTTGTCGTGGAAAGACTGATTGTTAATTGTCTTTCTCTAACAGGTGCTGGAGTTAAGTTGAAAGTATAACTTTGTTGAGCAGCTATCAATGTTCCTAAGTTCTGATAAACTTTCTCACCAGCGAAACCTACTGCTTGTACTTGAGGTTTAGCAATAGCATTTCTAAGGATGTCATTTTCACTAACATTTCCTCTAGTTGTTCTAGCTTTGATTTGTTTGAAATAAACAATACCTTGTTGACCTTTAATAGGTTGAACTGAAGCTAGTAAAGGAAGAATGGAAGCTGCGTAGTTAGCTGTGATAACATCATAAGCGTATTTAGGTAATTGACCTAAATCTTTTAATGTACCAAATGTTTCACTTACCATTTTTTTGTAGTTTTCAAACTGTCTAAATTGTTTTCCTAAGATTACATAATCCATAGGGGAAATAGCTCTTACTCTTGCAAGTGGTGATTCTTCCAAGGATTCCATGTAAGGCTTGTAGGTAGGGTTCTTTAAGAAGTATTCCGCACCTCTTAATACTTTTTCATTCTGAGTCATCTTCATAATTTTAAATCACTCCTGTGGTCTGACGTTACTTATATCTTACAAACTATCTAACAATACATCTATATATAATATAAAGAACTATTTTGATTTTTCATTTTTGTACTGTCTGAACAAATTATAGACAGGTGGTTTATCCTCTTTCAAAGACTGTTGCTGTTTTTTATCAACAACTTTTTTCTCTTCCATTCTAACTTCTTCTTTAACAATTTTTTTGTTTTTAAGGTTAAGTGATTGAAGAATACCAACTGTTTGAACTTCTCCCAATGTTTCTAACATGCTTCTTACGTTTTCTATAGGAGCATTGTATTCTCTCGAAATAGAAAGAACTAAATTTTCATTTTGTTTTTCTTTTTCTTCATTTACTAAATGTTCCGCTCTTGAAATTATTTCTTTAACTTCACTAAGAGGAATACCTAAATTAACAGTTTCTTCAAGAACATATTCAATAACAGGTATAGCTTCTACGATAGAATCTAACTCACCAAGTTCTGACCACTTTTCATTGTCTTCTGTTAATTTTTTAACTTTTCTTTCAATCTGTTCAGGTCTTCCTAATTTAGCATAAGCTTCGAGTAATGAACCAGACTTCTCTAAATCTTCTTTAAGAGTGGTAATATCTTCTATTTCACACTCTTTCAAATGATTCTCAATAACTGCTAATTTTTCTGAAATCTGATTTTTTTCTGTTTCTACTTCTTCTGCTTTAGCTAATTTTTCTGTAAGACTAGCTATCTCAGCATTTTTCTTAATAACTTCTTCATCTAATTGTTTTGCTTTAGCTTCAGAAATAGCTTTCTCTTCCCTAAGTTTCATAACTTCTTCGTTAAGAGAATTCTTTTCTGTTCTTAAGTCTTCATAAATTTTTTGGGTAAATTCCATCTCTAGTCTCCTCATGTCTTCTTTTATCTTTTTGATATTTTCTTTAATCAAAGGATTAGTTTCTGTAAAACCTGGATTCAATACGAAGTCAAAAGTTTCCAAATAATAACTATTTTCGTCAACTATTGGCATACCTTCGTGAGTCTCGTTGGATTTATAGTCCCCAGATGCTCTGGAAGATACTTTTATTCTCGAACCTGCTTTCATAACAACATAAAGGTTTCTTCCAGCAGGAGTACCTAGAATATATGCCTCGCCCATACCCATCTTAGTTTCTTCGTCAATCCATAATTTAGTAACAATATGAGAAACTTTGCCATCCGTTATATCTGATTCAGTTATACCTCTATCTTCATGACCTATACAACCAAACATAACTTTATCGTCCAGTCTTCTTCTTAAATCTGGATGACCTATAATAGTTTCCCAAAATACTTTAGGATAATATCTTTCATTTCTTGAAACACCGTCTGGAACAAAGAAAACACCTTGAACAACTGCCAAGATATTTCTACCGTCTGCAACAGATTTATTAGAAGATTCATTTAAATAATCTTCTTTTAATTCCCATTTATTATCGGGTATGTCCCAAAGCTCATATTGAAAATTTTTACTCATTACTTTCATACTCTCCAAAATTTATTGTTTTTGAATAGATGACTTGATTAGTTGTTTCCGTTTTTTTCCAAGATGCTAAATTAAATAAATTTTTAATTTGTTTATTGTGAGGCTCGAATTGTTGAAGAGCATGTACCAAATCTGAAAAACTTTCATTATTCTTAATTGATTTTAATACATATTCTTCTATTTCTGTATCCTCGTCCATAGCTCTTTTGTCTATTGTTATCTTTACTTTTATAGTTTTATTCTGATTTTCTGATGTTATATCCCAGATAAGAGGTGCTGTGGTAGAATTTAAATCGTATTTAAAGTGTCTTAAACTTAAGGAAACTAGAGGACTTTCTATATTTACATCTCTGGGTATCCCTACTTTTTCAGTCAACTCTAATACTTTTTGTAATTTACCTTTCACCGTCTACTTTCCTTCTTCTTATTAATAGTGAATGTTTTTTGGCTAATTTTGCTTGGGGGGTTCTCGATTTCAACCTAGCTTTTATTAAAGTAGCTTTATTGTGTAAATCGTCTACCTCTTCCACATCCCCCAACTTATTTCTAATGTTCTTAACTCTTCCGTGTTCAACTTTTTTAGTGAAAAGTTCCTCCTTTAACTCGTCCTCCTCGTCTTCAGAGTTGGTCTCTTCACCATCATGGCGACGTGGTGATTCTGTTATCTCCACAGCAGACCCACCACCTTCGCAAATTATTCTAACTAGTTCATTAATTCTTTTAAACATTATTAATCCAATAAATCAAACATGTCGAATTCATCAGCTACTATAGACTCGTTAGTAAAATAAGTACTTCTACTTGATTCAAACAACTCATTTTTAAATTCGTTATATTCTTCATCTTCGTCGCTTAAGGATTCATTTGGCTCTTCTTCATCTTCTTCTGAACTTTCTTCGCCTTCTTCATCCTCTTCGCCATACATATCATCTTCGTTGTCGAAACCTTCACCGTCATCTTCGTAATCTTCTTCGCTTTCTTCCTCTTCGCCCTCATCTACATCGTCTATAAATTGTTGAAGAGTGTCTATGTCTACGTTTGTATCTATCATAATTCTAGTAAACATTATTAAAGCATGCTGAACTTCTTCTGGAGATGATTCAAAAGCATTTGTTAATTTAGATAAAGCATGAACATTATCCTCATCTCCATCTCCGTCAACATCTTCTCCATTTTCGTCATCTTCTTCGTGGTCTGAATGTTCTTCATCATCCAAACTTTGACTATCCAAAGATTCTTCATCGTCTTCTTCTGGTTCTGCTATAGCTCTAACAGATAAATCTTCCAACTCGTCGTCTTTTTCATATTTAAAACTAGGAGTTAGTTCTCTAAGACTTTCTAAAAGTGATTTTTTCTTATCCATCTTCAATTCTCCAAACTTATATAATATACATATTATGTATTAAGCCTCTAATTATAATATAAATTAGACTTAATTAATTATAAAATTAAAACGTATCAGCTACATTAACACTACCACCACTAGGGGTTTCTGGAGGTGTTGGAGCCTCTGCTGTTATAGTTGGAGTTTCTCCTGTAGGAGTACTAGAAGTACTAGGAGCTCCTTGAGGAGATTGAGTAGATAATTGAGGACCTTGGAAAGAAGTATTTCCTCTGCTAGGAGTTCCAGAAGGAGTCATAAGTTCTCCCCCCCTATCGGGTAATGATACCCTACCCTTACCATCAGCATATAATTTTAAAACTTTTTGCATTTTAGGGAAAGCAGCGGTATACATTTTAAAGAATTCAAGTAACTCTTTACTGTCTACTTCTAAAGCTATCTGGTCAGATGAAGAAATCTCGTTTAATAAAGCTACAAAATCTTTAAGTGTAGTCATTACTGCTACTATTACTTCCATATCGTCCATTAAATCCACATTAGTAACAGATTTAAATTTTACTTTTATATCATTTTTCTCAACATAATACCCCTTATGGAATAAATGTTTCCACATTATATCTTTGATACCATTACCGTAACATGTTTGAATATTTACTAGCTTGGTAGAGTAAGCAGAATAAACTTTTAGCATATCTGTCTTACCTAATAATTGGTCTCCGTATGCTAAATAAAAAGAAGGAACTCCCATAGCCAAAGCTATGTTTTTCCTTACATCGTTTATTCTATTATTTAAATCAGAACTATCAAAATTAAACTGTATTTGTTCTATACCACCCTTACCGTCTGAGAATCTTGGGATAACTTTAAACCTAGAAGCTGTCTGTAGAATATCTCCTACGTTAAGATTTTCCATATTTAAGGCTTCAGTGTTCATACTGTTAAGTATGTTCTCGTATCTGTCTATAGCTTCTGAAGTATTAGTATTATCCATATCTGCGTTCATGTCTACAGATACTATAATGGGGGCTAATACCCTTTTCAACTCTGAGGCTAGGGCAGTAGTCTCTAATACACTTAATTTTTTAACTGAAGATAATACGGGATATATTACCGATGTTCCAACTCTTACAGACTCTGGAACATCTATAATATCTGTATCTGTTTCTACTTTTACTCTCAGTCTGTTGTTATTTAAACAGAAGTGTACTATCTCGTCCTTATCTATAAGCTCAAACTTAGAAGCCTTTCTGTTAAATCTGAAAAATGAATCAATATCTCTTCCCTTATAAATAGCCAAGTAATCGTCTAAATCACAATTATCTGTAATTTCTACTACTCCAACACCTTTTACTATCTTAGTCTTAAGGAAGTATTCTCCCATTAGCATAAAGTCTGGAAGAATATCCGAAGAGAGACCAGCTAAATCATGCTGGTCTACAAACCCGTCCATTATTTTTTGTATATCTTCATCTGTTTTATATCTTTTTTCTCTATTAGGAGAATATTCTATGGATATAAATTTATCATCAGATACACTACTGAAAGCATCGTTATATAAAGAAGTCAATAAAGTTTGTACAAGTTCATTATCTCGTACAGTCATTAAATTTTTTATTAAATCTTCCCTAGACTTGAAACTAGCCCCCATCTGTTTCATTATCTGACCGATAACATTACTTCTGGAATAGTCCCCATAAGAGTCCACGGGTAAATTATATCTGTTAGTTAAATCAAACGTCTTAGTACTGTCGGGTTTTAAATCATAATGTCCCGTTAGTCCTCTAAATATGTTCATTGCTTGACTTAATTCAAAACCGCCACCAAAAGGCATATAAAAACCTCCGAATAAATCTACTTATAATATAAATTATTTAAAGTTCCATGTTTTATTTATCTGTTCTTTTTGTTGTTGTGTCCTAGCCTGTCTCATTAACTGAGATAAACCAAGTCCTAAATCTGGAGTCAGTCCATCTTTATTAGACAGGTCTACGTAAACCTGATTTCTGTTCATATAATCTTTAGAATTGATACATTTCCAGATACCCCCACACACAGAGTCAGCAATATCTTTGCTGTTATTTGATATATGGTCTATCTTCTTTTCTAAATCTCTTAGCCCTAACAGTTCTGTTATTAGTAGTTCGTTTTTAACCCCTATTAGTTTATTAGTATACATTAATTCTCTTAAAGTGTAATAAGGTTCCTTAGTTCTATCCACAGATAAATATTCTGTTTCTACATTACTTGTTCTAAGTAACTGACGAGTAACATCTCCTTGAAACATGTCAGTAGTTATAACTTTAATAGGGTATCCCATTTTTATCAATAAAAATAAAAAATCTATGACTTTAATTATATTTATTTCTTCCCCTTTTTTGGCTTCTATCCCTATAGCAAAATCTACATAGAACATTCTTTCTCTTTTTTTAGTTACAGGAATACTAGGATTCTCTATAGTAGGTCTTATTTCAAATTCCTCTAGTGTGCTATATACTGAAGATAGTCCAAATCTATCTTTCTTAGTAGCTATATCTAAATGAACAAACCTGTAACTATCCTGATGAAGAGGTTTTTTAAAATAATCTAAACTATGAACATAATTCTCTAACTTATCGTTTGGGTCATTAAAACTCATGCTAATAATATCATTTTTGAATCTGTTTGGATTAACAAATAAGTTCCTAACGAGTTGTTTAGATTTAAACAAAGATATATCTGCATGAACCCTACGTCCAGCTACATCCCTTATACTCCCTATTAATCTAGTACCACTAAAATCTTCATAATAAGTATAAGGAACATCTATTGTATTTTCTTCCATCTCTGGAGAAATTATTTCTTCATCATCAACTAATCGGGGGTCTCTTTTAGAATCCCCTAAGAAAACCCTAAAAGTATCTTTTGTAAAAGTACCCTTAACTTGCCAAGCTGACAAGTTATCCCTAAAATTTCCGAATGGGTTAGTCTGTATTTCTTCAATAGCAGTATTTAAATAGTCTTGTTCGTCTATGGGGGAACTTACTAACCATAAAATACCAGGCATAAAATCGCTAAATTTATCAAACCTAGATTTTCTTCTCGTCTTGAACAGGTTATGAATATCTTGAGCTTTTTTTATAGACTCCTTCCCTAAGTAATAAGAAACTTCGTCCATTAAACACCCGAAATTCATCTTACCTAATAAATGGTTAATATTTGAACCAATATTAACTAGGATGATATCGTTAATTATAACACCCTCGTCTGAAGCAGTGGTTCTAGCTTTTGGAGTTGCTTTTCTCTCTATAAAATAGGGAGAAGTATTAACCATCCCCAAAAACTTAGAGAAAGCAACAGAACTTCCCTGAGCTTTATCTGGTGTCATTATTGTAAAAGCAAAAGGGTCTAAGCGTTTTGTCTGTAAATAATAGGTATAGGGGTCTTTTAAACACATCAATTTGTACATTTCATATACCATAGAGGCTATTGCTATAGTCGTCTTACCTACTCCTATTGCAGTTGAGAGAATAAATTCGTTATACATGTTAATACAAGGGTGCGGATGTACTTCTTGAAGTAGTTCTAACCAGTAATCGTATATCTCGTCCCCTAAAGAATTTCCTAAATAATAAGGGTCTTTTATAAAAGTAACTATATCTACAGGTTTCTCCGTATAAGAATCTTCTTCAGCATAATAAATAGCCTCCCCTTTATCCCAAATGGAAAGGTCTTTGTAATTGGTAAAAACATCTTCAGTATAATTAATCCTCTGAAGGTAAGTCATTATTTTCTCTAGCCCTTCGTTTCATTTCATTAACAAATTCTCTTATTCGGGCATCCTGTGGAAGATTTCCTCCTTTAGCAGGAGGACTATCTTGAAAATAAGCTCTTATTATCTCATTTTTTGTTGAAATATCATACAGTTTAGTCAAAAAACCAAGACTAGCGTACTTAGACTTAACCACGCTATTCAATAGCTGTATTAAATCTTTAGGTTCTAACGCAAAGATAAATTCATCGGAACACAAATACTTCTCTATCTTTCTAATTATCCTGTTACATTTTCTAATACATCCCATTTCGTTTGAAACAAGACTCATAAACTTGTCAGGTGTCAAATTCCTCTTAATACGAGTTTTATTCTCAACTAAAGATTTTACCTCAGAAGTGATATCTATTATTTTATCTTTATTGTCGTTAGAATCCATCTTAACCCCGTACCCTTAATCAACTAAATGTTTATTTCCATAGAATCGTTGTCGATTATTTCTATAAATTCTTGATAAATATCTAAAGTCTTAGCTTTATCTATTTTCTTTTTAGGATTGACAGTAACCTTAGAGAATATCTCTTCAGCTTCTTGTATAAACCCATATAACTTTTCTTCTTTAGGAAAACTTACCTTCTTACCAGCACACATAAAAAAGAACTTAAAGATATCTACTCCAACATCTTTGTATATAGAATATAAAGTAGGAAAGTCTATATTCATGTTCCTACTAATATAGAACAAGATACAAGTGGTTCTATTCACTGGTATTTTTAACGATGGTTGAACTGTTGTTTCAGCATGTTCCATAATAAATCTTTCCTCACCACATCTAGCTTATGTAACTCATTTATATCAACATTTTCTAATTCTTTTAACTTTTCATATTGCTTTACGATATCACAATAGTATTCTATATCCTCATAAGCATCGTCATACTTTAGCTTACCACAATAATTTTCTACGTTGTCTAAATTATCGTCTTCTATTTCCTCATCTTCTAACGAGTCGTTAGCCTTTAGCCTTAACTCATCTTTATTTATATATTCAAAGTCTAAAGATATAGGATTTTGATTATTTATCAAACGATAATTAACCTTAGTACAGTAATTCCTAACTATTGTATGAATAAAAGTCCCTAAACATCCTTTATTAACATCATAGTTTTGGGAAACTTTCTCATAAATAACTACAAAACAATCATTGATATTATCCTCATTGAATTGTTTTTGTAACAGATATTTATTTAAAAGTCTTTTAACATAAGCAATTATTTGAAAATAGAACTCTCTACTACAGAGACCTTCGTTATCATAGATATCCTGTATCTTTTTATAATTGCCGTATAATTTTTTTGGTGTTTCAGACATATAGTTTCCTTAATCATTCAAATTGAAGTTATGTGAATTATCTATATTATCATTTAAATTCATTTTTTTATCTTCTGTTTTATTTTCTTTTTGGGGTTCTTCTGGAACCACTTTCAGCTTGCATTTACAATTAGGACATTCTAACTCTAATTCCTCGTGTTTATGGTCTTCTCCCATTCTAGTATCCCTCCTGAAAGTCTTGTATAAAATCCACATTAGGTAGTTTATTGTGTTTCAATAAAATGGAATAGATAACATCATGTTTAAATTTAAATTTAGAACTGTATGTTCTTAAATTAGGTAAAAATAAATTACTTAATTCTACAAGTTCTAACACATTTAATAATTGAAGTTCTTCTTTTTCTATGTACCTTCTTATTTTCTTACTCTGAGATTTATTTATGAGTTTATCTTTCTCGAAGGATAATAAAAGATTGATGCAGGATTCAGAATCAGTATTAATATTTTGTAAATGTTGAATAGTTTTGTCAATATTAGTTTTCTTAGTATTGTCGATTAAATCTAAAAAATATCTATTATGGTCTGTCTCTGGAAGAACTTCATTTTTTAATTTTATCTTCGTATCTGGAATCAATATTTCAGAATTTTTCTCCGAATCCACCGAACTAATTTTGTAGAAACCTACATTAACCACCATCGATTTAGAGAATAAAATAGGATAGTCAATAAAAGTTCCGAGCATATAGGTATCATTAACCACCTTATCCGCAGTCATAAAATATCTTTGATATCCCGCTTTTAAATCCTCCTCTATAAAAATCCAATCATTGCTAATAGGAACCCTATCTCCCAACTCAGTAAAATAATCAGAATCTAACAAAGTAACAAATTCCACTATATCATTTCTTTTTAAAATTATTAATTCCTTGTCTTGAGGAGTAAATAGCTGTTTCTGATTTAATAATAATTCCATCTGAGTTTCTACGGGCTGTTTTATAAAATAATTTACAGGTATTTTTAAGGTTTTAAGAAAGGTTTCAATACCTGAATTAGACATTTTAAAAGGATAATTGTCCTCGAAAAATTTATCAATCTCCTTAACACTTAAATTATAGATTTCCCCGTTTAAGTATTTATCCCTAATTAGTTTCATATATTCCTCCTAAATCTTCTATAGCAAATTTTAGTTTATCTAAAAAAATATTTAATCCCGAAGGATTACTTAAAAACATAGCACAATCTTTATGTGCTGGAGTAACAACTTTATGCTGAACATGCCAATCTGTGGAAGTAGTTAAAATTCTATGTATTCTATTTTCTTCTTTATTTACAGATTTCTTACCTACGTTGTCTATTTTATCTTCATCATTATCGTAACAAAATATTATCTTAGAGACAGTATTCTTAAATATTTCTAAATTGCTAATAGTTATCTCAGAGCCATTTAAAGCTAGGCAATATTTGTAATATTGTTTTAACCATATAGCATCTTTAACACCTTCACAAATTATAACAGGTTTGGTATAGTCAAAATCAGAAAAATCCTCCCACCCAAATATAGGGGGAATGTTGTTTTTATAATCAAAAATAGTTCTATACTCTTTTTTATCATAACTTCTCAAAACAAAACCTATGATTTTTTTACTGGGGGTAGCTAAAGGAATCATCCAAAAACAAGGATTTTCTTCAAAATACTTCCAAAAACTTTTAATAGGATACTGATATTTTATAGTATCCTTAACAAAAACTAAACCCACAGGTAATCCCTTCTTCAATTGAAAACATGTATAGTTTTCATTAGTTTCTGGAACTAACCCACACACAGGTATAGAATGTTTATAAAGTTTTATAAAATCCTCTAACAAACCCAATCCTCAATATTCACCCATAACAACATTATAACATAACACAAAGGATATGTCAATACCGTTACAAGATTAAATTTTAATTAAAATGAGGCAAGTATTACAAAACGCTAAGATGACAGAGTGTGGTCAATGAGCAAAAGTAATTTAGCCTAAAGTCAGTGATGACAAGATACAATTACTACTATGTAAGTTTGTATAGTTTCATTTCTTGTTATTAAGATTAATGATAGTAGTTTTCCATATACAATCCAAGCTTACTCTTCTTAACAGGTATTAATAACCTATTCTCCTCAAAGAGAGATAACTGTGAACGTGCTTTTTAACCTATTATTATAACAGGTTAGGGCTTTAAAAGAACAACTGTATGGGAAACTTCTGTAACTATTTAAGTGAGATTGCTTTTTTTATCAGCGTTTCACCCAGTACATTCATCTCTACGAGATGGTTTAACAATTTACTTACAGGGAGATTTCGTTGTTGCATACAGAAGAGTATTAACCATTTCTTCAGCATTTTACCCATCTGATAACATTTTAGCATATTATAACAATTATGTCAAGATTTTAATTCCTTCAGTTTCCGACAAGATACAATTACTACTATGTAAGTTTGTATAGTTTCATTTCTTGTTATTAAGATTAATTCTCTAAAGAGAAAAGAAATATAAATATATTTATATAATATTAAACTCTATAATAAGGAGTTTTATAAACTCCCATATCTCCAAATAAGTCTAACTTATAATTTCTTTTATCTGCTATTCTTTTTTTAAAATTATTACTAATATTTAACTCTGCTAATTCATTGAAAAGATTCTGAATAAATTCAGAATTAAATAGGTTATGTAATCTATCTGTTTTCTTAAGATTGTTAAAACTAACTATTAAGCATATAGAATTACCGTCTCTATGATAATCAAATTTTGCTTTATACAACTTTCCTAAAGCTTCCTCTTTTTTATACCTGTCTAAAATTTTCATGACATCGTAGATATCTGATTTAATTATTTCCTCTTCTTCGTCATGAAGAACATCTTCTTTTTCTAAATCTAACTTATCCATTATCTGTTTTATAAAATCTAAAGACATAAATCCACCCTGACGTATTATGTTTTCTAAATATAATATAAAAATATCCGTCGATTTAGGGTCGACGGATACAAACTTATTATAGTTAATTATTATACGCTAGGTTTAATTGAAGGGTTGCCTCCAGATTGTACATTTTTGTCTACTTTATCAGCAGTACTTTTCCTTGTTATGATACCCATAATGTTATCAATATACTGTTGAAGTTGTGGGTCCATCTGACCTCCCATAGCAGATTTAAGATATTCAGCAACTCCTAGAGCCCCTTCTTTTCCAGTTGAGTTAGGATTCATAATTTTTTCCAAAGCACTCAACATAAGAATATTTTCATTCATTAATTCTTCTGACTTAGCCTTAGCTTTACCTTCTCCAGATATACTTTTAGGAACAGTGTGTTCAATGTCTGGAGCTTTATCGTCTTTAGATTTAGCTAGTTGAGCTTTATCCACTCTTTTTTTAACTCTCTTAAGGTCTACTTTTTGAGTAGTACCTTCCCCAGATATATCACTAGGGGTAGTGTGTTGTATTTCTACTTCTTTAGCTGATTCTTGCATCTTTCTTAATTGCAGTCTAGCTATAAAGTCATAAGAGCTGTCGAATCTTTCGTTCATTTTAATACTCCTGTTTAATAATTATAACTTGTGTCTTTATTTTTTAAAACTCTCTTTAGTTCTTGTTCCAACTCCATATTATCTATTACTTCAAGAGCTTTGGATAAAGTAATTAAAGTTGGGTCAAATTTTCTAGCAAAGTTTATAATGTCTTGTACTTTATAGTTATCCCCATAAACATTACAAGTCTCTTTTTCATTAAGAACACTACAAAATTCTATTATTTTTTGAAATTTACTAATCATAGTGAGTTCCTTATAATATATCTATTTATAATATAAACTAATGTCTTCTACAGTTTATATTCCTTTATGTATTTTATTTTTTTACTAGATACTCTACTTTCGGAATGTTTAAATTCATGGGAACATTCAATACATTTAATAATTTTTGAAGTTACTATTACTTCAAAACAAGTTATTTTACATTTGTTCTCTAAAACATCTATTTTTTTATCTATTGTTTCTTTTATATTTTTTGTAATTGTCCTAAAAGTTAGGTTACTTCTACATTTAGGGCAATTGTGAACATAAGTATCTTTTAACCTCTGTGTCAGCTTATTAGAGACCTCTTCTAAAGTTATTTTACCTATTAACTGATTCAATAAAGTTTCTTTTAATAAATTATTTATCTTCAAATTTTTATTTTTACATAAATCTAATAAATCTTCTTGTTTTAAATTTCTTAGTTTACTATGTAACTTATTTATTTTATCATTTATAAGAGCTTCCCTGCTTATTTCAAAAGATAAATCATCCTTAACTGAAACAATCCCCACCTTATTTAATTTATATCTCTTTAAAACGCTACAAACTTCTTCAGAATGTTTATGATGTATAATTAAGTAGATGTAGTCAAAAAATTTAAGATATGTCCTTAGCTGAGGTATAAATCTCTTTAGATTATCTGCCTCGGACTTTATTTCATATCCTATAAAATGCTCATCTTTAAGTAATGCGAAGTCAACTCTATTCTTCCCATTTATATCATATTCGTTAATAAAAATTCCCTGATTAAAAAATTCTTTATTTTCTAAAATATACTTTAATCTTATATCTTTATCTTTAATCATACCCTTATACTTGATTATCTAAGCCTAAATATAATATAAACCTTACTTAGATATAAAATATTCGTAAACTATATAATCTTTCTCATATCTTTTCCAATTTATCGGGTTAAAAAATCCTTTGAAGAATGACCCAGAATCTTGAATAAATTTATAATCGTTTAATAATTTTTTTAAAATTCCCCCTAACTTAGTACTGTTTCTTTTATCCTGAAAAAATTTTCTAAAATTGTTATCTAATAGTTCACTTTCTTTTTTAATATATAATTTAAATGAAAGCCTGTTTTTACTGTAGTATCTAATCTCTGCCACTCTTTTTGGATTGTAGTAATTAGTTAAGTTCTTGTTCCAGAGGGTTATTTGGCAATCTAAATCATTCATAATTAACTCCTTAATATAGTGTATATCATACCACCAATAATCAATTATATCAATACATCTTGACAAAACATTAACAATATGTTACAATGTATATATAATAAATAAGGAAATATTAAAATTATGATTTATTTTTTAGACAATAATCCAGAATTAGCAGGAATCTATTTGTCGGATAAACATCTATCTTGTCAACTGGGAAGTGCTTGTACTGTAATTTGTACGGTATTGGAAAATTACACCGATTCTTCTATGCCTCAAAAAGTAATAAATAAAAGTAACGCTGTAGTTAGTTGGGCTAGTATCTCTAAATCTAATTTTGAATGGTTAGTAGAATACGCTCAATCCGTGCAACGTCATTTTTATACCATTTATGGTAAATATCATAATACTACTATAGATTTATCTTCCATTATAGTTCCTGAATTACCCAAAGGAGGACTTATGGAATTTCCTCAGTTACTTCCAGATAGGTATAAAATGGAAGGAAATTCTGTAGAAGCCTATAGAAATTATTATGTTATGGAAAAAGCTAAAATATCCAATTATAGACAAAAAGCTCCAGATTGGTTTTTAAATAAATTAGACGAGACCCAGAGAACTCTATACATGGATTATTTTGAACACATAGGTACCAATTTAAGAATATACAGGGATAGTGATACAGGTATTGTTATACAAAAAAAATTAGAGGATAGTTGGGTATCCTTAGGTAACTTAACTTTAGAAGAGCAAATACTGATTGAGAGGATACTGGATAATGGGTTTAGGGAAGGATAGCCTAGAGGAGCTGGTTTTTGAACTTTACCAGTCTGGGGAAAATAGGGAAGAGTTATTGAAGTCTTTAATCTGTACTTTTATTAATCTAGCAAATATTGATAAAGATTCAGAAGTACAATTAACAGCAAAAAGTTTATTAGAAACAGCAAAAAATTTAATAATATAAGAAATTGTATTTTATATTATAATTGAATACTATATACAATTTACTATGAAGTTTTTCTGAGCAGGTTTCCTCCTTTACTGCTCAGTTTTTATTTGTTATATTTTGAATATAGAAATAGAGCCTCATAAAGGCTCTATAACGACTACGTATTTCGATTTATACAGATGATATACGAGTAATGATTAATCTGTTAATTTTAACAATATCTGATTACATGTATTTCTTATCTCAGATATAGATATCTCTAATTTTTCATTAGTTTTTGCTTGACTGTCTAAGAACATTTTGAACTCTTGTCTCAATAGATATCTTTGGTCATTGTGTTCTAAGTTAGTATTTTTACATTTAATAGTATGGTTCTCTATTAAATTCTCTGTTTCTTCAAATATTTCTTCTTTTAATTCTTCTTTTAATTCTTCTTTACAGTCTTTTACTTTTTTATCTATCTCAGAGCTTACCCCTTTTTGCAAATTGTCCTCATAATATTTTTTAATTATATCTTCTACTACTTTCTTAAATATCCACTTACCTGCATATTTTATAATTAATACTATGATACCAATGCTACTGGCATAGTAAGCTGGTATACTTAAAAAGGATAAACAATCTTTTAATGTAGTAGCACCTAAATCTATCATATTTAATTTCCTCGTAAAATACCATTCCCTAAATATAATATAAATCAACCATAATAAAACAAGAGGGCTTTTTACACCCTCTTGTTTATTTATTTTTTAGATTAACTATTATGCTAAAGGAGCTTCTACGTATTCGATAAGTACCGTAGCAGAACCTATAACAGGAGAACCAGCTACTACGACTCTAGCAACACCTACGTTAGTTGCACCTACTGTCAAGAAAGGTCTTGATTCGTATGCGTTAGCTGTTTCAGCATCATTATCTCCAGTAGCTTGAATTTCTAAGTCGGTAGCACCGTCTACGATAACTTGAAGAGTAGCACCTGCTGAATAAACTGAGTTTATTCTAGTTGTTACTGATTTAACAATAGCATTTTCAGGGATTGATGTAGTGGAACTTACGCTCGAAGTACCAACTGTTATCGCTATGTGTTTTGCTAAACCGTTAGATGTAGCGATACCAGAAAGTAAGTTAGCTTTTGTTATTTTCTTGTTAGTGCCAGAATCGTTAATTAACAATTCATCACTGTCGTCTGCTGATGTTGCAGCCGTTAGACTAGCGATGTCTACATAACTACCAGAAACTTTACTATCTTTAAGTAAAACACCGTCTATGCTAACACCATTAGCAGGTGTTAATTCAGAGATAGTGTCCACTTTAACAGCTCCAGAGAAGGATTTGTCTCCTGTTACTGTTTCAGTACCAGCTAAATGGACAACTGCTGAATCTGTAGCTAATGTTGAAACGTCTTTACCATCGACTAAACCATCTTTAATAAGAACTGTTTCAATGGTAACACCAGCATCAAGAGTAGATTCTACGATATCATCAGTTTTTATACCACCCGAGAAATCTTTTTGACCTGTAACAACTTCAGCACCTGATAAATGGACAACTGCTGAATCTGTAGCTAATGTTGAAACATCCATACCATCGACTAAACCGTCTTTGATAAGAACTCCATCAACAGTAACACCAGCGTTAAGGGTAGATTCTAAGATATTATCTGTTTTAAGGTCATCTTGGAAATCTTTTTGACCAGTTATTGCTTCAGCACCAGCTAAGTGGACAACTGCGGAATCGACTGCCAAGCCAGCAACCAAGTTTGATTTTTGCATTTTTCTATAAGCTGTAGCAGAAGCATCGTATATAGGTAAGAAATCTCCATCTGCTATGCTTGTTTCTTCTGTTAATGTATTAAAGTTATCGTCAGCAGGTCTTCCAGTTAAATCAGTATAAGCTTTTGTAGCTAAATCTGCTAAGGAAGAACCTGTTTTGTCTATTTTAGACCATGCTATAGCTGCTGTAGCAGAAACCTCGTTGTTTGTGATTCCGCCAGCTTTAACTCTTAATATATCTGTATTTATTTCAATGGTAGAATCGTCGACTTTAACTTCTAAAGAACCGTCGACATTTTGACCTAAACCAGAACCCGCCACATCAGCGTTAATTTTATCTTTATCTACTGAATCGTTTGCTAATTTTGCTGTAGATATTCCTAAGTCTTTAACTCTTAACGTATCTGTATTAATTTCTATAGTAGTAGCATCTACGTTTACACTTAGGGTATTACCTGTTTTTGAAAGTCCATCACCAGCCAGAACTTGACCAGCACCAGAGAATTGAGCAAATGCTAACGCTGTTGTATCAACTGTGATAGGATTATCTGTAGTTAATACAAAACCTGCATCGGCTAAGGTACTACCTGCTTCTACGAAGAAGAATGAACCCGATACTACTTCGGATGCAGGGCTTCCATCAAAATCTGTAGCTCTTGTTAATACGAATGGATTGGATACATCACCGACAGCAGTTACAACATAAATACCGTTATCTACTCCTGCTACTTGGTTTTTAACTAATATTCTATCACCTGCCACAACAGCAATACCATCTATAGATAAAGCACCATTAGCATCTGCTGTTAAAGTCTTACCAACTTGAGAACCAGAAGGTGTACAAGCAGGTAACACGTCCACACTAGCTAGTCTAACAGGAGCATGTACTGTTAAACCCTGAGCTACTGAGTCTACGTATGCTTTTGTGGCTGCATCTTGAGCTACTGTAGGGTCTGCCACACTTGTTAATTTAAAACCACCCATTGATTGAGCTGCCGTAAATGCAACCGTACCATCTTTTTTAATAACTGTGGAGTCAACTGCTAATGTTGAAACATCCATACCATCTACTAAACCATCTTTAATAAGAACTGTTTCAATGGTAACACCAGCATCGGTTGTTTTTTCTGTGATAGTATCTGTTAAAACTGAAGTATTGGCTGTTAAACTGTCTACTGTAAGATTTTTTAAAGCCGAACCATCAAAACTTCTAACTTCAAAACCGTTGGTTACTTTTCTAAGCATAATGCCTTTAGGACCACCGATTAAGAAATCAGTTTTCATAGTACCTAATAACACTGAAAATAATGACATTCTAATTCTCCTACTCTTTTCTACTACGTATGTATAATTATATTAATTTTTGGCAACAAGCCTTCATATATAATATAAATTAAAAAATTTGTACTAACTTGAAAATATTACAATCTTTCCAGAACCAGTTATAGGATTTCCTGTAAAGTATATTTTTACTGTAGTATCTGCTGGGTATACATATTCGCTTCCAACTATGTAGCTACTTGCATAGGTTACATCATTATCGGTAGAAGTCATTAATCTTGAATTGTCTCCAGCATCCCCAACTGTTATACTTCCCACATCGAAAGGATTATCTATTATAAGTTTTATTTCTTCTATATTTAAATTAGCTTTTAATATCCCGATATCTAAGGAACCAGAGATAAAATCAGAATATATGAAATCTAACTCTATTGAAGGGTTTCCTCCAGATAAAGCAACTTCAGCTTCGTCTACTATGTTATTTAAGTTAGCATCGTAAACGTCTTTAACCATGATACCGTCATGACCAAGTTGTTTACCGTCCAATATATCGTCCTGACTTACAACATACCCATCCAATAAAACTAAGTCTGGGAAAGGAGATATGGCTTCCCTTACCTGAGCTTCTGTAAATTGTAAAGGTACGTTTATAGTCGTATCTTCTGCTATCTTTAGATTTCCTAATAGGTACACATAAGCTGTATTTTTTAATGATTTATTTTTAATTCTCATTATTTATTCCTCTCTACTATTTATAATATAAATGAAATAGAGTCAGTTCTCAAATATAATATAAACCCAATCCTTTTGGGATTGGGTAGAAATAAATACGTATTTATGGCTGACAATTTTTAGTCTTTATATAATTTCATAGTAGTAAGTTGGGGTAATTTTGTACCTTGAGTTTGTTCTAATAAACCTTCTTTTAGGGTATATATTTTTTCAACAGATTCAAAATTATTTATATAATAGGGTTCTGGAAACAGAGCTCCCATAACTATCAGAAGTTCTTTATACATATCTTTATATAAAGACTTAGCTTCTTCTGAGGTATCTAAAATCATAGCATATATAGAAAATATTGGAAGTATTCCCACCTCTCCTGTTAAATCTTCGGAGTCCACCACTCTTTCAAAATTAAGATAGGCATTTATAGCTACTTTTTTATCTTCAGTAGATATTAATATAGTATTTTTAACTACGTTTACTATCATTTTTAATTCTCCATGATAAACTATTATCTATGTCGGGTAATATCTTTTTATTATTTAATTTTATAGATGCTATATAGGATTCACATATAGTTCCATCGTTTAATTTTATCTCCGTCCTATTGCAAATATGGTGTATTTTATCTAGGTATAATAATATCTCTGAATTGACTTCATAGAGTTCTCCTTTTATGGGATAGTCAGAAGGTTCTAAATCTGACATTATAGGGTAATCTCCCAAATCATACATGGTATAATTAGACTCAGTAATTCTTTCACCGAAGAAAAAACAATCGGGATTATTAAATATATCCGACCTACTAAACTCCGATTTAAGAAAATTATATATAAATATCTTAAATTTCTTATCTTTATTATTTTCTATGAATAATAAATCTTGGATATTAAGATTGTTCATTTTATAGAAAAAACCTCGAATATTCATTTAAGTGCATTATAGTTTCTGATAAACTATCTTCAGATAATCCGTCATAATGTTCTCTGTCTTTATCTGTATATGAAAAGAAATCTTCATCTACATTATCTAAAGCATACTGAACATCTTCTAAGCTTATAATACGTTCAGAAACTTTTTCTTCCTTCTTATTATAGAATAGAGTTTCTCCCGTATAGGAATTACGTACTACTCCGTGTTCATATAGGCTTATTTCAGGAGAGGTATTTTCCACACAATCATCATAGTTGTAGAGTTGTTCATTAATCATTTTTTGGTTCTTCCTTCTTTTTGCTCTTTTTACTTTCTTTTTTTATTCTAATTTCTTCTGAAACAATGCCCTTTTTTAATTCTTGTAATTTTCTAATAACTAAGGATATGGCACCTGAATCAAAAAATATAATATCTACTCCTTCTTCAGTTATTTTATCTTCTATCCTTAAAGTATTATTAACTTTAGTTCTACAAATACCCAAGGATACTTGTAGTTCATGAAGACCAAATAAAACTTGACTATTCTTTTCTGCTCTTTTAATCATTTTTTAAACTCCCATTTCTACATTACTTATTCTTGTTTGTTTATTATCTTTATATATACTATGTTCTTTTATCTTTCCTTTTATAGGATAAAAACTACCTGCTGTTAAATCTAAAAACGTATTAGACATGTATGTTAAATCATTACCTTCATGTTGAAATTTATAAATGTTACATAACCCAAATCTTGTTTCTGTTTGTATTCTAGTTAAGAATTTTACGGTACCTTGAAAGTCTTTACCTACCTCCCCCACAAAACTTTGATTATTTCTATCCAAGAAATCTCTAACACTTTTATAAAGAAAGGATACTGTATTTATATCTTGGTATGACACAAATTTTTTATCGGATAATAATTTTATACTGGCTAAAAACTCGGATACCCTTCCAGACATTATATTTGTATTGTACAAATTAATATAATTTTTAGCTTCTTCAATATATTCCTCACGAGGGATATCATTTTTCATTAATTTATTCCATGCTATTATAGGAGTATTATTAGAAGTATCTTCTTTATTATATGTCCATCCCCCAAAAGCACTTTCTTCTTCACATACCTGTATAACACTGGCTAAAAATATTTCTATAGGAAAATAGTTAGCTATACTACTTGTTCTATCTTGTAAACTATTTATCATTTTATTATCTAAGATATCTACTTTAATAGTCTTCAAACAGTCTTTACAGTATAAAGCAGTAGTACATTTTTTCCTAGATACTTCGTTCACTAAAAGGTACGATTTTTTAATTTCTTTCAAACCACAACACATTTTTATTTCATTTACGTCTAATATATTAGATATCTTACCACCAGTCAAATCGTAGTCTATCTTAAAATTTTTCAAATTTTCAAATTTGGATAGTTTTGCTAAAATAACTAAATCTTTTTCTTTATTAGGAATAAATATTGGTTTATTTTGTAGCATTACCTCGTATATTTTTCTGTACCTTTCACTATTGCAATCCTTTTCATAATAGCTGTTTAATATATTATAAGATATATTGGATTCTTGCAATTCTATTAATTTATTTTTTGTTACAGCTATTTGAATCATATCACACTCCGAAGTTAAAATAGGGAAGGTAGGTTAGTACCTTCCCATATTTATAATTTATCCTCTAGTTGCACCAAGAATGAACTTATATTTTTTACTGAAGTCTAAGAAAGTTTGAGTAGAAGCCATTATAGTTTGAATGTTAGCGTCTAATCTTAGGATATCTCTAGCCAACAATACTGCATATTCACCAACGAAACCGTCTTGTAGTGTATATCTAAATATATTTTCCAATTGTTGTTTATCTGCTTTCAGTGCTTTAGCTGTTAAGCTAGAACAAAGAGCAAACATTACATCAGGGGAATTAGGGATAGGGGCTTGTTTGAAATTACCTTCTAAAATGTATTCTGGATTAGGAAGTTTAGAATACAATTTAGTGTATTGATAAAAGTCAAAACTATTTCCTTCTCCTATTAATCCAGAGATTAAAGGCATAGCATCTTCTACACTTAAATAGTTAAGAACTTCGGATACTTTTTCCCAAGAACGAGGTGTGGGGAATGCGTTATCATCAGAATTAGCATCAAATTTATGTAACATAGAATTTTGATAGTTAAGATATCCTACTACTTTTTCAGAGATGCCATTAGGTAAAGCCCAAGCTTTCCAGTCATCAATTTCTACGGTTATTTTAAGATGGGCTAATCTATTAGCTAATGCTTTAGGCATTTTATAAGCTACAGACTTATCGGTTACTTCGTTACCAGCACACATAACTAAACAGTTATCAGGTAATTTGTGCTCTCCTATCTGTCTATCTAAAGTTATCTGATAAGCTGCTGCTTGTACAGTGGGAGGTGCTGCTGATATTTCATCCAAGATTAAAAAGTTCATGTATTCGTTAGAAGGATTCATGTTGAATAATTGAGGTCTTAACCATTTAGCCACAGTTGGTTTTAATTTATCAATATTTTCTTGAGATGGATTATCTAGTATGTCTTGGTCATCCACAGATGGAACAGGGATACCTCTTAAATCCACTGGATTAAATAATAATAATCTTACATCACTCGTATGAGTTTTTTTACTAAATTTTTTACCCAGTTTTTCAACTACTTGACCCATAGCTTGAGATTTACCTATACCAGGGCTTCCCCACAACATGATAGGTTGTACTTTTTTAAATGAGCCTGTTTTTGTGTAAACATTTCCTGCATAATTAACCATAAGATTAATTAATTCATTCACTTTGAGTTTTTGTCCTAAGTTTTCAGCCATAAATAAAGTTCTCCTTTTTAAATAAATTTTCTACTTGAATTCTTTTCATATTATTATACTAACAATATAATTTAATTAAGTCAATACTTTTTCTTTTTATGTTAAGTTATTTGTTACAATTATTTCTTACCATCGTTTAGATATACAGAACGTCCAAAGGGAGCTTCTTGTATATGATTTTGAGTGAATATCCAAAGGGTAGGGATGCCCTCTGCGAGTTCCTCACATTCGTCATAGTAACATTCACCGTCTGTCAATAGAACTATACCAGCTATGTCTTCAGTTCTAAAATCATCCCTTTTATGGATAGCTTCAAAACATACCCTGAAGCATGTTCCTCCGCCAGACCTAGGTTTATTTTGAAGGACATCTTGAACATCCTCGAACTTCT